TCCTCGTCAGTCATTACGCTTGTCCTCCCCCGCCTTACCGAAACGGGCCACAGTGGTGGTTTCCACGGATTTCTTTGCCATGTAATCTTCGAGCTTCTTCTTGGTAAAGTCGAACACAAGCTGTACGATCCAATCCAGCGTCCGCTCATTGATTGCCCAGTCCAGCCAGTCCGGGGTGTAGCCGCGCAGCACCGCGATAACGTGCGCTTTCTTCTCTGCGCCTGCACCCGCGCCGAACTTTTCTTCCGCGTTGACGATCCACTTGTACACGGTCTTTGCGACCACAAGGCCGTAACCCAGACGTACCGCCGCCAGCGCCGTGACCACAAGGCCGACCACCATGAAGATGCAGGCCAGCCATTCAGGGAATGCCATCAGAAAAACTTTCAGAATGTTCTCCATACTGTTTTCCTCCTACTTTCAGCTTACCCACCGGCTCTTTGCCGCGCGGGTGTCGATATGTACCCAACCAGCAGGGCGTCCCGCCTTTACAGGATAGCGCCCGATGCCGCCACGATTCGGCAGTAGGGTCTCGGCATAGGCAGCCACAGCTTCAACACCCACGCCCTGCACCCGGATGTCCGCAGCCTTGCCGTAACAATGCTGGCTGTAGGTCGCCCCCTTCACCGCCTTGTTGTGGGCGGCGGTACGGTATGCACTCGTGATCGTCACAGACTTCCCGAAATGATCCCGGATTTTCTGCAGCAGGGTCACAAGCTCATCGTCAATAAAGATCGGGTCACTCCCATCCTTGCAGCGGAACTCCTTCACCGCAAAATTTGCGGAGAGCTTTCTGTTCCCGTCCTTCGCATACGAATAGGCTTTAATCGCCATTGCTACCATCTCCCTTCATGCCCGGATCAGCCCCGCACCCGCGCATGGCACAGTCCACCATGAGCACCCCGAACTCTGCACGCTCGGTGCTCATGTTCTCGCCCTGCGCTTCAAGCCGGGTCAACAGCTTCTCACACAGCTCAGGCCACGTCATAGTCGTCACCGGTGATGCGCTTGTAATCCTCGGCGGTGATCTCGCCCTTGTTTACGCGCTCGGCCAGAACTTTCTTCACGCCTGCACGGCGGGATGCGGGCATCTCTGCCCAAGTCTTAGTGCCTGCAATCAGGCGGTTTGCCCAGATAATGTTCATGGTGATACCTCCTTATTCCTTGTTCAGCGCTGCGTCCAGCTCACACAGCGCGGTTTCGATGTCGGCCAAACGCTTCTCGTTGGCTGCGTCCTGTTCGCACATTGCGTCCTCGACCTCGGCCACGCGGTCAGGCAGGCCGTCTTTCTCAGCCTGCTTCTTGGCTTCGTCCAACTTCTCTGCCAGCGTGGGCAGATTGTCCTTTTTCCACTGAATCATGGTGACTGTCCTCCTTACTGGAATGCGCCGGAGACGGCTTCGATGTAGCCGCCCTCGCCGGATTCGCCGCGCTCCACGCTGACGCGGAAGTTAAACGCCGCGCCGTTGGTGGCGGTCTTATTCTCAAAGACGATGTTCACGCCTTTTTTTACCTCGGTCGTGGCATCCTGCCAGACCGGGGAGCTGTCGAGTGCGTTGTTGGTCACTTCGGCTTTGAACTTCGCATCATCGGGGATGGAGCCGGTCACCTGAAGCACAGCAACGGTAATGTCGCCCTCAACGGCCAACGGTTCAGCCAGCGTCACGCTTGCGGCGTGGACGGCCTTGGTAAAGGTCGCGGACGTGCTGACGGTTTCCTTGCCGTCGCTCACCTCAACGGTGATGGTGTGGTTGCCGTTCAGGATTTTCTGGAATCCGGCAGCGCTGGCCGTCTGCTCAAAGGTCAGGGCCGTGCCGCTGGCAACGCCGGTGCGGGTCTTGGTGGTCTTACCGTCCAGCTTTTCGGCGACGGTCAGGGTGTCGCCGTCGGCATCGGTGACGGTATACTTCCATGCAAAGGCCGTGTTCTTCTCGCCAAGAGCTGCGCCGTCCGTGCTGACGGTAGGTGCAGTGTTGACACTGACCGTGCCGTCGTCAGAGACCACGAGTGTAGAGGGAAGAATGAAAGCGGGGCGAACACCACAGGAGTTGAGGTACCAGCCGTAGTAGTGGGAGCCATCGGTGTCGACGCGCCAGACGTAGCTGCTACCGTTGGTGTACGGAGAGCGCAGCCACCAAATGGCAGCGCTGCTGCCGTTGTAGGCGACACGCTTGCTGTTGCCGCCAGAGCTGTTGCCAAAGTACGCCAGCCGAACACCATCCTTGGGGAAATAGCCGTTGTCGCTGGTCGTCCAGCCAACCTCATAACCAGACAGCAGGAATACTTTCGTGCTCAGGCCATTGGAGCCGGTGGCAAGGCTGCCGCCGGAACCAGTGCCGTTCTGGTACGGGATTTTCACCTGCTTAATAGCCGCCCGGATGTTGCTGTCGATGAGGTTGTAGAACGTTCCGTTCAGGTATGTGTGGATGCTGGAATCCTTGTAGGAGTTATTGTTGCCGAACGTGTACGTTGTGTAGATGTCCTTCATCAGCACCCATGTGCCGTTGCAGCTATCGTCATAGACGCTGGACGGCTTGCCCTGATGGACAATGATAAAGTCCTTGACCGTACCGTTCACTTTGATTTTAACGGTGCTGCCAACGGCCTTTGCGCCTAATCTTACATTTGCCATAAAAATTCACCTCCTTGCTCAAAATTCAATCCTTGACAGATCGGCGTTCCACACACCGGTCACGGTCAAGCCGTCAAGAGACTCAAAGGTGACGGAGAACGGATTTGCCGTTACGTCGGTCGCGATCTTCAATTGAAGGATATCGATATCCGCCTGCATCTTTGCAGCGGCGATGCGCAAGTCTTTGTGAGACTCCGGGGACAGGTCGTGCTCCTGAATCCGCTCTTCGACAAACAGCTGCAAGCTCTGCATCTCAGCGCTCAGATTGAGCGAGATCTCCGCATCCCTGGAAATCGCGATCACCACAGTGAAAACGAACTCAAACTCCTGATCGGTGGAAGCCGCCGGGATCTCGACACCGCGGTCATCCTGCACGAGGAGCAGGAGCGTATCTTCTGCCGCCCCGCTCTGCCGCCCGAAGAGGGCAATCTGATGCAGGGTGTAGGTATCCTCCGCGCCGGTAATGCGAATCTTCACGCGGCGGGCAGCGCTGCCGTTTTCTTCAACAGGCTCGATGCCCATCAGCTCAAGCAAATGCCGCTCGCCGGTGATGTCGGTCTGCGCGTGGAGCACAGCGGCATTTGCAAGACCGCTCCCTCCGACAGCCTGCGTAATCGTGAGCTGCTTGCCCGATACGGCATCCATCAGCAGCTCAATGCCGGCATCGGTATAAGCCAGCGTTTCCCAACTCATTGTGTGTCCTCCTTTTTTATTTCAGGCATCCGAACCGATGCAAGGATGCTTGTGCCGCAGGGTGCGGCGGCAGCGTAGGCATATGCTTCTACGGGGTCACAGAACAGATACATTCCGAACACGATATGCGCAGGCTTGATCTGGTTTACCATGTGGATCAGTTCTTCGCGGTGAAGCTTATCTTCAACGTGAGTGCCGATGGTCAGCAGGTAAGCCGGATAATCCACGCGGCATGTCCACCGGCCAACGCCCAGTAACGTGTCGAGCTGTTGGTACAGAAATGCAAGTGTAAAGGGAGGGCGGGTGCACAAACGCGACAGAATGCGCTGCCGTCGAAAACTCAGCGTTTCGGTCAAAGGCTTTGCCCGGATATGCAGGACTTGTTCCCATTTCTGCACAGAATCCGCATCCATGGTCTGGACAAAAAAGTTCTGCCCGATGACCCGTACACTATCAGCTGTCCGGGAAAATTGTGCTTTTTCAGCGTCACAGACCTGCTGGTATTCCGCAATTTCCCGGTAAAAAGGCGGCAAAAGGGAATGCAGGTCATGGTTCAGGTCAAGTTCCATGTAGTTCCACCTTCCCCAGCACCGGAACCTGCTGCAAAGCACCGGTCTGCTGCAGCGCCATGTCCGCAGCAATCCCATTGAGCGTCAGAGCCGAAACATTGACGACCCCATCAAGAGAGATGAGCGCGGCAAGGACACGAGCAAGATACACCTCTGCCGAGTAGGCAATGGCCGTACTGCTGATATTGACATCCCAGTTTTTACGAATCTGCAGCAGGTAGGCACTGACAGCGTCCTGCGCAGGCTGCTGTACGGTTTCAAGTTCGTGTCCGGATGCAAGGGTCAGCGTGGCAGAAATGTCTACAGGCACTGTCTGCGGCGCTGTGACGGTCACCTGCGCACCGATGGGCGCAAGCCCAAGGCCAAGCCCCTGACCGGGCGGGGGATCGATGGCATTCTGTACCATCTGCACAAGATCACTGGACGCAGGAAGAAAGTCGGCTCCCAAGATGGAGCAGCACACCGTTCCGCCACCATCCCACACGGGGTAGACCTGCACAGCGCCCACGCCGTCTATCGCTTCGATCTCCTCAACGTACTGTGCCACGTTTCCACCAAAGCTGCGGCTGTTCAGACGTTCAATGATTCTCGCGCGGAAAGGCTCATCCTCTTCGGTGTTTTCGCCGGGAATCAGAAGATCCGTCAACTGAGCGCTGTTCAATCCTTCAATGGAATCAATCGGCAGAATGGGGCCGGAGTATCGGTTGCCGATATCACCGGCAGTCTCAGCCTGCAGACGGTAGGCGCTTCCCTCCGTAATGGTGGAGATGACCACAAAATTGATACTCTCAGTGCCATTGATCGTTGAAAATCGCGCACCGATCGGAACCTCACAGTCAAAGATGCCGACCTTTACAGCGGCGGAAGCCTGCTTGCGGGTGATACCGGCCAGCACTGCCAGAAGATCCAGCGAATCGCCGGCAGCTGTCTGGACGAACGCCTGTTTCTGCACAAGGTCGAGGCTCAGATAAAAGCCCTCAAGCACGTAGGCTGCCGGGCCGAGTGAAGTCTGGATAGGGCTGGTATCGCGCTTATCATAGGTATCCGGCACCAGTGAAAGCATGTAGTCGAGGATGTTTTTATAGGTTGCATCTGAAAAGTTCTGCATCAGAATTTCACCTCCGTTCCGGTCTCAACATCGCCGTAGACTGTTTCGACGGTAAAACTCACCGTCAAATTCTGCCCGTCGATGCTGTATTCGTAGTTTTTTAACCCCGTGATGCGGTCGTCTGTCAGCAGAGCATCCTGCAGACGGCGCTGCAGTTCTGCGGCAACATAACCGGCATCCTGTCCGACCAGCCCATCCCATTGCATACCGCTTGCAGGCTGGTAGATCTGCCAGCGATAGCGCTCTACGTTCAGGATGATCTCCACTGCCTGCTTTACGGCATCATAGCCGTCGCATGTTCCGGCGATACGTCCAGCTGCACGGTCGATCTTCCATGTCAGGGAAGGCTGAGCGACAAACTCAACGCCGCCCGATAAATCGATGCTGTTTTCCGGCAATACGGCCATTTAATCACCACCTTCATATACACGAGATAACACGACGAACTTCTGGCCACGCTGCACACGCAGAAGAAGCACCTTGTCACCGGCTTTCAGGGCAGGGTTGAGGATGATATATTTCTTATCCTTGCTCAGTGAAAGGACTTTTCCATTCTCCCAGCCTTTGATGTCCTCGCTCTGTACAGAGCTGTCTGCGCCCCCTGAGAGCAGGGAATAACCAGTGTAAGGCTCCGATGGGCTGCCTGTGCTGCCGTGAACACCAGCGTGTATATGGGGCATGGCGTGCCGGTGTTTCAGCAGCGGGATCTTCTTTTCAATGACCGGCTCTGCAAGGTAGAGAATATCCTGCCGCAGTGTAGCCATTTCCGTGTTGATGGAGATTTCCAGCACATCATCATCGGGCGGGGCCTTTACCACGGTGCCGATCTGCAGATCGGTGGGCTGGTCAACGTCTCCGGCAACCCGGTTCAGCTGCAAAAGTGCTTCCACGATGTCCAAAAGATTTCCCTCCCTTACAGAGCTTTTGCTTCCAGTTCCATGGTGTGCAGATCGTTTTCCCACGTATGAGAGACCTTTTCCAGCATGACATACTTGCGGAACGGGTCGCCGTCAAGATCATTGATATTGACCAGAAGAAGCTGTCCCGCCCGCAGGCTATTGACACCCAGCGAGGTGAATTTGAGTTGCTGCAGAACGCGATTGTAATACTCCAGACTGACCTTTGCCTGCTCCTTGACCTGTGCGTCTGTGGCCGCTTCGTCCACCTTTTGATAGAGCTGCAGCAAGCCCCAGCGGGCAATGGTGTCCGAATCCTTTCGGATAAAAACATCGGACTTGCCGGTCTCCTTGTTCGGACGCACCAGCTTGATGCTGTTGTAGGTCTGGGAGTCAATGGACGTGTTGTAGCTGTAGTTGGTCATCAGGCTCTTTTCGCCGATGATGTAGTCGCTCTTCATATCAGCTGCAGAGCGCAGAGCAACACCATCTCCAGAATCGTAAAAAACAAAGACCGTGCCGGTATTCAGCAAGGTCTTCTGGATGGCAGTATTGATGATGTCGATGCAGCTTTTATCCTGCATCACGAGGGAGGGGAGTTTGTAGCCGGTATCGGCCAGCGTGCCCACATCTACCTGCAGGTCTTCACAGATCTGCTTGATAATGTCGGCGGCGCTCTGGGCATAAAATGTGTAGCTGTTATTTGCTTTCAGGTAGCGCAGCCGGTCATAGCAGACCACATCCACAGGCCCCCAACGGTCCTGCCCGCGGCTGAATACCCATCCATAAAACTGCAGTTCTCCATCTGCGGAAAACCGTACAACGTCGCCCTCTTCGATTTTGGATTGCGGCGTGCGCAGATAGGTGAAGGTAAGCTTGCCGGGATTCCCGGTGCGCTGGGTGATCCAGCTTGCGGTTGTTACGCTGTTAGTGAGGTTTAGCAGGTCTCCGGGCGTTTTGCGGCCCACGATCAGTTCATAGCTCACCGGTTCACCTCCGTGAGGTCAGAAGCGGACATCCAGCCGAATACCACCCCGGAAAGATCCTGCACGCAATACGGATGCGGGTTTGTGCGGGATACGATGCGCCGTACCTGCACCTGCTGGCCGCTGAGCGTGCCGGCAGGTGTTGGTGCAGTGCTGGTGCTGTAATATTTCCCGTTTGCCTTACGCTGGGCACCCACATAGAGTTTGCTGCTTTGGATGCTGCGTGCTGGAGTAAGGATCACTTTTACAGCACTGACAGTAGACGTTGCGACAGCAGCGGCAGAAAGCGCCCGCGTGACAGTGTTCAGCGCAGAGGATGCCGTAGTGGCTGCAGGCGAGAAGTTTCCGCTGCTGCCCTGCAGAACAGCCTTCTGCGGTGAAAAGTCCTTGTATTCAGTAATGGTCAGGTCAAAGTAAAAGTCGCCGGTCTCGCCGCCGCGCTCCTCGGTCTTGAAACTGGTAACAAGGCACTCAAAACCCATGCCGCCACCCAGAAACGGGGTGCCGTTCTCATAATAGCGCACCGGCGTATAGACGATGGGCCTTTTCTGATCCATTGCGCTCTTGAAAAACGTAATGTACACCGATGGCGGTAAAAACACGGCCGCGCTCATCCATGGGAGCCTGCGTCCGGGAAACAGACCGGAGATCGTTACCTTACGCAGCTTTGGCGTGCGCGGCTGCATGACAGGGCCAAGGCCAAGCACATTATACTCGCCATTGTCGGATTCTTTGGTCTCCGGAAGCTTTTCCGGGTTGATGGGCAGGGACAGCACGGTGCTGTCCCGTGAAAAATAAATGCGGTAAAGGCTCGGCATACATTCTCCTTAATTGACCGCAACGACACTGCCACTCTGCACGCGCTCCATAATGAGGTCGCCCAGAAGATCGGCAAGGCTCTGGCGGTCGGCTTCAGTGTTTCCGGTGTTCTGGCCTTGAACAGTAATGACCGGGGCCTGCGAGGTGAGGTTGATGTTGTTCACGAATTTACGTTCCGCAATATCAACCATCATCTTGAGCTGCTCATCTGAAAGATCAACCGTTTTTGCGATCTTACCGGTGTTGTTCTTAATTGCGCCAACATTATTCAGCAGGGAATTGACATCTGCTGCCTGAGGAACGCCCAGATCGCCAAGACCGCCCGGCCCGAACAGGTTGCCAAGGCTGAGGTTGGAACCCCAATCATATCCTCTGGTGTAGGCGCTTCCGAGATCCATGTTCTCCCACGGCTTCACATACTCGGTATAGCCGCTGTTCTGGATCTCATCGCTCCGTTTTTTGGCAAGATCGGTGATCCAGCCGCCCAGGCCGCTGGTCAGATCGACCGTCACGCCGGGGATCATGTTGATAAGCCCCTCAACAGCGGACGCAATATTCTGCATATACTGCAAAACGGTGATTGCCATATCATAGAACAGAACTTTCACAGCTGCGACCGGGTTCGTGAACACATTGCCCACAAAGTTTGCAAACATGGCAAATCCATTCTGCAGGGGAACCAGAACACTGTTGAACACGAATGCACCCATCACAGCAAATGCGCCCGTAATGATACCTGTAGCGGAAACGCTTGTGCCTGCAAAGTGGTTCATCACAGCAACACCTGCATACAGGGCAGCTACCAGCACCAGAACGGCGGCAGCGGCCAGTGCGGCCGGGTTTGCGGCCATGACGGCATTGAGAAATGCCTGTGCGGCAGCGGCTTTCTCAGAAGCAAATGCCAGAATGTTCGTCCAGTTGGCGGCGATCAGCAGCACACCAAAGGCGGTTCCCAGAGAAATTACAATGGGGACGACCGTCTGGATGTTGTTCGCTACCCAGTTGATGGCCGCAAGCAGCGGGTCAAGGGCGCGGATGGCAGCGTTGGAAGCCACCGTCCACACCTGCGCCCAAGTCATGGGAGTTTTGGCAAATTCGGCGTTGGTCCCTGCGGCGGCGGCAAACATGGCGTTCTTCACAACGGCGGCGGTGAGCTGGCCCTGTTGACCCATCTCCCGCAGCTTGCCCATATCCACCTGCAGATAGTCCGCAATGGCTCTTGCAATGGCCGGTGCCTGCTCCATGACGCTGTTCAGCTCATCGCCGCGCAGCACGCCGGATGCAAGGCCCTGTTCCAGTTGAAGGATTGCAGCCTGCGCAGCTTGCCCGGATGCGCCGGAGAGCGCAAGCTGTTTGTTCAGCTGTTCTGCAAACTGCACGATCTCCTTCGTGTTGTCAAATGCGCTGCCCGCCATAGTACCCAACTGTGAAACCAGCCCCATGGTGTCCATAAAATTGCCGCGGGAACGCTGCGCGGACTGGTAGATCATCGTTTCCAACTGCTGCGTGGTCTGCAGGCCATCGTTCATACGGTCAAGCCGGGCGCGGGTAGAAACCAAGCTGTCTGAAAGGTCTACGGCTCTTTTCAGCCCCTGAATACTGAGGTAAGAAGCAGCAAGCCGTTTCACAGCGCTTGCCAGAGCATCAGCGGAAGACGTGGCCGCTTTCTGATTGTCCGAAAGTTCTTTGGTGCTTTTGGATGCTTTTTCAGCGGCATCGGCCTGTTCTCGGATAGCGGCGGCTTCTTTTTCCACCGCAGCCTGCGTTTCACGGGCTTTTCCGGTAAGGATGCCGGTTTGTGTACCCAGCGCTTCCACCTTCAAACGCAGGCGTTCGTTCTGGGTCTCAAGCTGTTTGTACGCAGCGGTGCCCGCTTCACCGGCAGCGCGCATGGCATCCAGCTGCTGAGCACTGGCTTCAAAGGCCGCAGTTGCCTTAGCAGAAGCAAGCTCTGTGCTCCGCAGTGCGGATTCATAGCTTTTCAGCTGGCGCTGTGCAGCGGTGGTGGCAGAAGCCGCATTCTTCGCGACTGTGATATACCCGGCCAGCGGATTGGAAGCCTGATCGTCCAGAATGAACCTTGAATGGATATCAGCCACTGTGTCCAGCCTCCTTCATCTGTCGGGATTCTTTTATGCGCTTTTCCATTGTGCGCAAAGCAAATGCCCGGACCAGAGCCTTTTCACGCTCCGGCAGGGCATCGTATTGACCGGGAGACCAGCCGAGATTGTCAAAACAGTAGTAAGCTGTCAGAACATCAATATCCCAGAGGTCCCCGGCGATCAGTTTTTTGCTTCTTCGTCCGGGCCTTCATCCAAGCCGGACAGTTCGTTGATGGCGGTGATGAGTTTGAGGAACTCACCGGCCAGCAGCATCTTGCCGGGGACCTGGACAGGATCTTTGGTGTTATAGTTTTCGCACAGCTCAGCGCTGTGAAAGTCGGGGAATACCGTTGCTGCCACGATCATGCGGCTGGAATATTCGTTGGCATCCATCTCGTCCTGCCACTGCTGGCCTACCTTTTTCTTGCGGGTGGATGCCTTGAGCAGGGAAGAATTTTCTTCCTGGGTCAGGGCGCGGATCTTAAACGGAACAGGTTTGCCATCTGCGCCGAGAAAGCGCTTGGAAATGACAAGCTCCTTTTCTTCCGTAGGAACAGCGGGATGCAGAAATGCGGAAAGTGCGCTCATAAAGAATACCTCCTATCAGTTGCCCAGATTGACCGGGTCGGAAAATGCTTTCAGACGGTTTACCTTGGTGTAGCTGAAATTGAAGTCATAGTTCAGCATTGCTTCGTCGTCGTTCAGGATGGACAGCGGGATCTCACCGGTCAGCATACAGCCATAATAGCCCATGACCTGATCGCCCACGCTGGCCGTGGGGTCGTTGTTGGTGATGGTGATATCAAAGGTTTCCATTACACCAGTGTTGATATACTGCAGCAGCATATCGGTGAACAGGTTGCTGCCGTTGGAACCAAAGTAGACATTGCCGGTGCCGGTCTGCGTGACACCATTGGCCTTTTTCTGCACCGTGCGGGTGCCGATGGTCTTCATGTCCGAGGTCTGAATGCCAGCCACAGTCTTGATGTTTTTCATGCCGCAGATCTCTGTGATGCGGCCATCACGAGTGACGGTGATTTTGCCTTCGGCACCGTTCAGGGTGTCCTGTGCAAGCAAATACATTAAAATCCCTCCTTACGCCACATCCAGCGTGATGTAGATCTTGTTGGTGCTGCCCACGGCTTCGATCGCCAGCGTGATAAGCACCGCGTCCTTGGCATCGCCCTTCTCAACGGTGACATCGGTTTCGCCATCAAAGTTCTGGATGCCACCGGATGCCTGCAGCTGGGTCAGGTACTTCACGACGGCGCTCTTGTACTCCATGCGGCCCGCATCGGTGTTGTCCACGATGCCCACATAGTTCTTGGAGAACTGAGAATACAGGTCGTTGGCGATGGTGTTGCACAGCCGCATGGTACGGTTGTAGCGGTACACCTCGCCGATCTCCGAAGTGTAGGTGATCAGAGAGTTGATATCGTACTCCACGCGGACTGTACCATCATCGGCGTTCAGGACGAACTTGCCGGAATTGATGGCATCCACGTACTGGCTGTGGGTCAGCCGGGGAGAGATGTCCACAGCATTGGGATAGACGGCGTTGGTCAGATCCTGTCCGTAGGTGGCGGCAGCCAGTGCGCCGCCTGCCCACCAGCACACCTGCTGCGGGGTCAGCTCCGTGCCGTCGTCCAGCACAGCGCCGGAATCCACGTTGACGATATAGCGGGTGTCAGGATTGGTGCTGCCGGATTCCACCAGCTGAGAATAGCGGCCCGTCTCGGTATTGACCCGCTTGATGAAGCTTTCCATCGCGGTACGCGCCGTGTTGTCCGCGCCATCGTAGATCAGCACATCGAACTTGTAGGGCTCAATGGCGGTCAAGAATGCGCTGTAAGCCGAAGCTGCTACCACGCCGTCCTCTCCGCCGGTCAGGGCAGTTCCGACATTGGCAGTCAGAGCGCCGGTGCCGCTCCAGTCCACCCAGCTGTTTGCAGCCAGTTCTTCCACCGTCTTGGCGGTCTGCTGGTCTTTGATCTCACCATCCACTACAGTTGAGACCTCAAAGCTGCCTTCCGGCGAGGAAAGCGCCGTCACAACGACGGAGATATCGTTCCCGCGTACGCCCACATACTTTGCGGTAGCGGTCAGCGGCGCGATCTCCATGGTGGCTTTTACGGCACCACTGGCCGTGGGACGGTACAGCAGTACCTTGCGGGGCGCTGCCGTGCGGTTGGTGCCCTTGAAGATCTCGGTCAGAAACCGGTTTTCCGGCGCAGTAATATCATAACCGGTGTACACGGTCATGTCGGCACCGGCATCGATCTCAATCACTTTGGCCGTCGGACCCCAATGCAGAGGTTCACAGAGCGCAGCAATGCCGCGGTCGCCGACGGTCAGATCCTGTTTGTTCTTCGACCGGAAGCGAAAGTAAACGCCCGGCCGGACTTTGTTTTGTACGGTAAAGGTTCCACCTGCTGCCATAGCGGGTCACTCCTTCCAAAAATCTTTCACAGCGGCCTGCGCCTCTGCGAGGGTGTAATACGGTTTGTTCAGTACCGCAGCCAGAAAGTCCGGCTGATATCTCGCAAAACGCGGGTCCTTCAGCAGAACTTCACGGCGATACTGGGTTTCTTTTTCTTTCATTTATCCACCTTCTGATCGATGCTCAGGGTCTGCATCTTTACAGCATCTTCGGGCTTTTCCACAAAAATACGCAGCTCGAATTTGTAATGCAAACCGTCGGAATCAATGTCTGTCTTGCGGTCATAGGCCCGCAGCAGGGCGGTGTCTGTACCATCGGTATAGGGAAACACCTCCATGCAGAGGTCTAAGGTTTCTGCGGCGGCACTGTACTGCTGCTGCAGGTCAGGCAGGTTGTAATCCAGCAGATAGGTCAGGTCTACGCCGATGGTGCGCAGCCAGCGCCCACCCGGGTGCGGTTTGATGTTGGAATACCGCTGCTGCAGGAACATGCAGGGCGGTTCTACACCCTGCTGGGCGGGATCTTCAAGCATCTGCACACCGGGCAGGACAGGCGCGAGATGTGCCGCCAGCGAACGTGCAATGGTGGTAACTGTAAAGTTCATCTCAGAATCCTTTCCAGCTCTCTGCCGGTTCTTTCCAGTTCCGCCTGCAGCGTTTCTTCGTAAGCCTGCTGGGCAGCATCGGTCATGTGCAAGCCTTCCACGTACTGCGTTTGGGTGCCCACCATGATGCCCACCTCATCTTTCCGGCTGGGGTCATATTCCAGCAGGCCGGAAGCAGGGTTCACATACAGGCCGGGCACAAAATGTTTGTCCATCCGGTGGCCGTCATTCACAAAAGAAGCATATTCTTTGTTATTATTCAGCTCGGTGACATACTGCCCGGCCTGCTGCTCCGGGATGATCTTGCTGTCCGTGGCCCAATGCTGCTTCAGTTCACCGGTGCGGGTGTTGATGCCGCTCAGGCTGTCTGCTGTGGGCGGGGTCTTTTCCTGTGCGGCTTCCACTGCGCGGATGGTGGCGTTCTTCGCGGCAACAGAAATCATATCCGGCAGAACTTTTTGAGCTGCTTCCAGTTTTTGAATGTATTCATCCAGCGTCATTTCACACGCTCCTGCTTCAACAGTGTGATCTCCTGATGGGCCAGCCCCGGCATGACCGCACCGAAGGGTTCATAATAACGCTCCGGTGTGTCTGCAAAATAGCGCTCGTCCGGCGCAGTATAACCCAGCTTTGCACCTCTGTGGATCACCAGCTCATCTCCGGGCTTGATATCCACTTCGATGCCGCAGGCCAGCTTATCGGTCTGGGTGATGCTGGCAGCAGTCTGGTTCATCTGCAGCCCGCTGGGCTTTGTCTGATAGACCCGGCAGGCAACACCGGAAAGCACCTTCCTGCGTTCCATGTGGGTCAGGCTGTTCTCGGTCACTTTCTCATTGCGGAACACATCTGCCGTGTCGGTGTACCAGTCCGTCCAGTCCATCCTTCATCACCTCAGATCACATAACTGCCCGCAAGCCCGATGAACCGGGCGCGGTTGGCCAGCATCTGGCCGTAAGTGGTAGCATTCAGGTCGCCCCAGTCCTCAGTGCCTGCGGTCAGGGCGGAGGTGTCGTAGGTCACAGAACTGTCGCCCAGTGTGGCGGATTTCACCACGCCCACCAGTGCACCGGAAGCTGCAGCCTGCGCAGGCGTTGCGCTGCTTTCAGCAAAGGTGCGCAGCTGCAGGGTCACGTAATGTGCCACATACAGCCCCACGGCGTAGTGCCAGCTGTCCAGCCATTTGTCCGGCTGTACGCTGACATTGGCCATGCGCACGATCTCATTCAGCAGAGCATCCGGCAGGTGACACTTGCCGTCGGCATTGCAGAACTGCGGATATTCTTCCTTGAACTGCTCAGCGGTGTAATTTCCGACGCTGCCGCCGAGGTTCGCCGCCTGCTGGCGGACTCCACCAAACTGTGCACCGTAGATCATGCCGTTCTCCTTACTCTGCCGCAGCAGGCTCTGCGGGCTTCTCCTCAGCCTTGGCCCTGCGGGTCTTTACCGGCTTTTCAGCTGCAGCCTGAATGTCCTTATCGCGGTGTTCGGTGGCAACGATCTTACCATCGGCCGCCAATGCCTTAAAATAGGTCGTCTCCGCGGCCCAGTCGGGGACGGTGGCAAAACCATCCTTTTTCAGCACGACCGGTGCAACACCGGGTGCAGGGCTGGGAATGACGATGTTGCGTTTTGCAAGAACGAACATGTGCTTCTCCTTTCTCAGATGCCGTCCACGTACAGGATGGAGGTGGGGTAGAACAGCTGCACCTCGGAAATGTTTGCCATGTATGCGGTATCATAGCAGACGTTAGTCACATTGGGGGCAGTCATGATGCGGCTCATAGGCACCAGTTCATCCATCTTGATGTAACGGGGCTTGTTCACGTAACCCACCATGCGGTCGGCCTGACCGGTGCCTGCACCCTTGCACCAGCGGCAGCCGCCGATGAACAGCTCACCGCCGTTCTTCACAGCAGCGTTGTTTTTCATCAGGAAGTCGTAGATGGTCTCGGATGCCAGATCGGAAACCATGGTGGTCAGGATGTAGTTGTATTGCTCATAGGGCAGCAGGATGTGGTTGGGGATGGCGTCGGTGTCGTACTCGCAGGAAGCCCACACAGCGCTCAGCAGGTCGTTCACGTCCTTCAGGATCTGCTGCGGGGTCTTATCCTTCCACTTGGTAGAGGGGGAGTCCGCACCATTGCTGGCAGCAGTGGTCTCGGTGACATTGGGGTTGTTCATCAGGCCGGTGGTGCCGTAGTCCTCGAAGCCGGTGTAGACGTTGGCATCCATGTGCTTGTCGTAGGTCAGGCGGATGCCGTCCTGCAGCAGCTGATCAAGGCTGCGGCCGATGAGGTTGGAGCGCTGCATGTCCACGAAGTTCACGCGCAGAGCCGCGCTGAACAGGTGCGCCTTGTATGCGCCCTTGGCAACGTTGGCCTGAATGATGGGCGTGCCGTTGGCACCGCCTGCACCCACAGCACCGGAGCCGGAGCCGCCGGTGATGCCGTAGGCCACGTTCATGGCGGTGACGTAGTCCACCCAGCCGCCGCCGGTCTGGATGGGGATATCGCGGGCATAGGTGACGCTGGTCAGGGGCTTGCGGATGAGCGGGTCGCGCTTTTCCAGCTCACTGGTCAGGAATGCACCGCCGGAAGCAATGCCTGCCGCGTCCATGGTAAAAGAAGAGCCGGACGGCGCAACACCGCCCAGCTTCGGGGTAAACACACCGGCATCGAAATTGCCGACATTCTGGAAATCTGCCATATTCTGTTCCTCCTGTTACACGTTCTGACGGGTGAGAATGACCAGCTCGGCCACGCCGTTTGCGTCTGCAGAGCCGCCCCACTGGCAACCGGTCAGCTTTACGGTGTTGGCGCTGGTGCTGTCTGCCTCGGCCTCAAAGCCGCCCACGACAGCATTGGGGAGCGAAGTGTTCTTGATGATGCGCACGTACACTGCGCCGCCGCGCTTCGGGGTGCCCTTCTGGCACAGCACGTTGATGCTGCCGCGCTGGAACACGCTGCCAGCATTGCCGGTGGTGTATGCGCCGGTGTTCTGGTCGGTGTAAGACAGGGCAGAGCGCATCTCGCGGCCTGCAACGCCCGCAAACCTGTCTGCGGTAACGCCGGAGCCCTGCATCAGGACAACGGCACCATTTGCATCATACATCAGAGCCATGCCGAAGGGCAGGGGCTCTTTTTCGCCCACAGGGCGAGTGACAACGATCATGTCGGGCTGGCGTGCGTAGGAACCGGCAAAGCCGTGCTCCATCTCCGCGCCGATGATCTGCGGATTGAGCTGAGAAAGTGCCATACGATCAAGCCTCCTTATGCTTGTGCGGGTTGAATGCGTCATACGCGGCCTGCGATTCTTCACAGGCTGCTTCGTAGCTGGTGCGGCCGGAACGGTGGGCAGCCTGTGCTGCGCTGTCCTGTGCGGCCTTGGTGATGCCTGCCAGCAGGCCGTCCACGCCGTCATCCTTGCCGGGGTCAGCGTCGGCGGGCGGCTGTACAGGCTCCTGTGCCTTCTGCGACAGCGCCTTTACCAGCGTGGTCACGGCGTTCAGGATAGCATCCAGCTTGGCATCAATACTGTTGCCTGCGGGCTTTTCTGCCGGTGCAGGCGGGACACTGTCCTCTGCGGGGGCAGTTTCGGCCACAGGGGGCTGTGCGTCTTTTGCGGGTTCAGCTTCCGGCGCAGATGCGGGTGCGGCTTCCGGCGCGGCAGTCACAACAGCGGCGGGGTTCTTTTCGGATTCGTTCATTGCAGTTCCTTTCTCCGCCGGTGCGGCGGCACTGTCCTGAATGGCAACCAGATGCCCTGCGCGCCCTCTGGGCACGATCGCAACATGGTTTCCTCGGATATTAGTCTGGCGGTATCCCGTGCCATCCGGCGTGTAGCAGCACCGGTAGCCGCAGGACACCTCCCGCGTCACGCCGTTTTCCACATCAGAGATCAGGCCGGGATCCTTCAGGTGAAGGTCAGCGACAAGATAATCGCCCTCCCGGTGAACATTCTCTGCGTGGCCCTTGGCGTAAAGGGCGTGATTTTCCGGCATCAGGCGTTCAGGAGGATGATTCTGGGTTACATCCTTACCCTCGAAACTGGCAACTGCTGCCGGGTCGAACACATCTTCAGGGCGGCGCTGCACCTGCACAAGGCGGTCAGGATCGCCGTCAAGGCCCAGTTCCCCGGCAAAGTATTCCTGCTGGCCGATGCGCGCAATGGGCACGTCATGGCAGATGAGGAAGCCCTCCGGGGTCTTGGTCATGTGTTCGCTGATTTTACTGCCGTAATAGGCAATCAAGGGGCATCACCTCCGAAAAATGGGTATAAAAAAACACGGTGCTGTCTGCATCGTGTTCGTTTCAGGTTTGGCGGTCACGGTAAGCGCTCACCCAGCCCTGATATTTTTCATCCCCGGCCAGCTTGTGCCGCTGGAAGGTGGCAAAGGTCTTGGGTACCTCGTCGCCCAGGGCGGTGCGGTAGCGTTCCCACTGCCGGTACTGAGCAAGCCACTTGGCACGGCCCTGTTCTTTGTCGCGGTAGGCTTTGATCTGTGCTTCGGTGCGCGGGTCGCGGCTGTAGGGGTTCGTCTTGGGGCTGGAAAAGCGCCTGATACGCTCAAGCTCTTCCGGCGTTCGTCCTGCCGGTGTCCACGGGCGGAGACTGTGCAGGCAGTTGGGGTGGATGTTCAGCCAGCTGTTGGAAAGATCATCCGGCCCAGCGGGGTCCATCTTGCCGAAGGCGTCTGAAAGCGGCGGGAAGTCCGGGTCTTTTCCGCTGCGGCTGTACACCCGGCCCTCGTAGGGAGCGCACAGGGCACAGGTGGTGCCGTGGGCGCTGATCTGGTATAGATCCTGTTCCGGGTCAGCGGTTATCACAGACAAGATCTCTGCCTGCCGCGAGGTGGAGCGGGAGACCATTGTTGCATAGGTGTGCAGGCTCCAGTTCCGGCCTGCTTTGTCAGTGAAGGCTGTCACGCCTTCCCGGCGCAGAGCGTCCACAAAGGCGGGCACGCTCTGGTTGATGCCACGCCCTGCAGCCTGCTGTGCGGCTACCTGTTCCAGCCCAACGCGCCGGTAAATGTCCGGTTCCGTGCGGCCCAGCAGGGCACTCTGCAGGCCTGCCAGCACAGTGCTGTGGGCATCGGTCAGCTGGCCCATGAGGTTCATGGTCAGCCGCTGCACAATGTCCGTCTGGGTGCTGGTGAGGGTCTTAGCATTGAGATACCCGGCCCGATGCTTTTCCACCGTCTCGCCGGGCACAGCTCTGGCATCCGGGCGGCGCACATAGAACTGCGCTTCCACAAGGCGCGGTACATACTCCCAGTCCTGCGTTTCAAGCTGGCGGAGAATGGCCTGCACCCGTTCCAGAGCAGCCACAGCGTGATAATCCACAAGGCCTTGACTGCGCAGACGGCCGATCTCGTTGATGATATCTGTTTCGGCACGCAGGTACAGCCGGATGAGCCGTTCCAGTTCCCGGTCAGGGGATGCACGGGCAAGGGTGGGCATAGGCTTCCTCCTGAAAATGGGCAAAAGAAAAGCGCCGGACTTTCGTCTGACGCTTGTACTGTTAAATTAAATGCAGGGCACTGTTTCCTTGATCGTTTTGAGGAAAGCAGCGGCCTTTTTCATCATGCTGTTTTCCTGCAAAAACTCAATGCCTTTCTGCGTAATGCGAAGGTCAATGACTTTGACGCTGACAGCGGAGCCGATCGACGCAGGGAAAACAAGCCCTACAATATAGCCTTCTTCTGTCAGGCTGCGCATGATGTTGAACCAGTACCCCACGGGGATATGAAGAACATCCGCTGAAATGCAGTCCATATCAGGCTGTTCGCCAGCTTTGAAGCAGGCGTAGAGATATGAAAGAATGCGATATGCAAGAACAAAGTAATCATCCTTGGACATAGGTCAATTCTCCTCAAGGTCTAGCCCATCGTCGCCCGGAGTAAGCCCGTCCGGGGCAACTTCATCGAAGTATTCGATAAGTTCTTTCATGCTTGCATCCGGGTGCTTTTGTGCATACTCAAGCATCTCGTCCTCAACCTGATATCCTGCCGGTGCATTCAAAAGCCAAAGCAAATTATTTTCGTCCTCATAGGACATCTCGACATCAGAGGCAGGTTCATAGTGCTCACGAACATACTGCACCCATACAGATTCCTGCTTGCTCATTTTTTCCTCCTGTTCGTGATTGGAATGCGCCGTTCAACGCTCAGTCCACCAAAGCCATCTGCAGTAACGTGGTACTGATAATTGGCATCCCGAATAATGACCTTTTCACCAGCCAGCAGCCCCGGGTACTGCGTGTTCAACACACCGGTGAGCCTTGCATAGGTCTTGGGCTTGAGCTGAATTTTGCTCTCGCTCCTCTGCGGAGACGGTGCGTACTTGGTTTTCTCTATTTTACCGCTCCCGCCGCCGCTTGTAAAGCGTCCGTCGGAGGGGTCGTGGCGGGAGTTGAAATCGAATACCGAGGTGTCCGCAGTAGGAACCTCCATTCCGGTCAGATTTTCTGTCAGCCCCGCCAGCGGGTCGCGCAGGGCGGTCACGTCCTGATAAGTCTTGCCCGCATTAGCGGCAATGGCTTCATCGGTGATACTGCCGAACATGCCGGTCTCATCGCTCAGGCGGCGCAGCTCCTGCTGTGCAGCGGGCACATCCAGCAAGCCGGACTGAAACGCACTAACGATGCTGTCAGCCTTGATTTTGGCAATGTCGGCGGTCTCTTTTGCGGTTGGTGTCCACAGCGGCGGGAAGCTGAGGTCTGCATCTTCCAGCTGGATGCCTGCGGAACGGGCCAGAACAGGCAGCAGCTTTTCCAGAACCGGGCGCAGTCTGCTTTCCCGCAGGGTATCCACATAGTCGTAGTAGTTCTTCAAATCGCTTTCGCCGGTGGCGTTCATGCCGGCAGGAGAGCGTCCGAACAGCTTCGTCATAGGGTAGTGGGATGCGCCGCACAGGTTCAGGCACATGCTCTCGTACACTTCCTTCAGGCCGGTGAAGGTGTACTGTGTATTGTTGATCTTGTTGCCCTGTTCCACCAGCTGTACACCAAAGTTGGAGCGCAGCACACTCTGGGCCTGCATGGTGTTCCAGAAGCGCCGCTGCACATCCGGGCTGGAAAGGGAAAGCAGCTGTTCCAGACCCTTGACCTCCATGGTGTTGATGTTGGCCTGAAAGGTTAGCGCTGCCATGTTGGCCGAAACATTATCGTGGTCCACAACATCCTTGTACAGGGCTTCCACCTCGGATTCGCCCCAGTAAAGCTCCGCCTGCCGTTCCAGTTCCGGCAGTTCTCTGCCAATGAACCGGACGACGCGGGAGTGATGCACCCGGGTGACGATATGCCCGGCGGCATCGTTGATGGAATAGAACGCAGGCACCACCTCGCCACCCTCAAAGGTCAGGCCCGGTTCCGGTGAGATACCCTGCCAGCGGTCAAGGATGTACAGGCCCCGGAAACTGCCGGGCTGGATGCTGTCGGGGTCCAGCGGTTGTGAAAGGTCGGTCTGCCCGGCGATCAGGATCAGCCCGGCGGCACCGCCATACAGGCGACCCCATTTCAGGCCGGTGGAAATACATCTGCGCAGACCTGTGCGCCGTTCAACTCCACGCAGAGCTTTCAGCTGATCGGGAGCGGCATCCTTGAGGTCGTACCACTCCCGCAGCATGTCGTCCACCAGCAGGGCTACGACGTTCTGCACCACCCAGTTCTCCCGGTACAGGCTGTTGAGCAGCGCATAGTTGCCTGTCATGCGGGTGAGGGGATAGCTTGTGGCTTCCAGCGGACTTTGGCTGCCGTAACCCAGCCGGAACAGCGGGTTTGAGAAAGCATCCAGCGTCAGGGTATTCGGTTGTGCGCTCCCGGCGGGGCGGTTCTTGTTACGCCTGGACATGCTCAAACCTCCAATCAGGCAGGGAATTTACAAAATATCGGAGTGCGTCCATTGCATGGTCGTTCTCCTTTACGGGCTTTTCTACGCCCAGCAGCGCAGCCTTATCGTCCCAGCGGTAAAGGCCAAACTCGTCCAGCAGGCCGATGCAGGCTTTGCTTACCAGCAGTCGGCGCTTGGAGATCAGGGTGCTGCACCGGCGGATGCCGTTCAGCACATCGTTGTTGGCTTCCATGACATACACGCCCCGCTGGCGCAGCGCGGTGATGAACGATGCCGCCGAAGGGTCCACATAGGCCGCACAGGGATTGTCTCCCATAAAAGCCATGAAATCGTCGGCATACTCTTCATCGGTTTTCTGGTGGCGTTCTTTGCGGCCATCCCAGCGGTATTCCTGATCAACACGGACGGTCTCGCCGTCGTCAAGGATGTCCAAATATACGCAGGCATTGAGTGTGCCGTAGTCTATCGCAATTGTGCGTGTGGAAACGGCCCGCATTGCAACAGGCGGAACGGTGTAGACATTGGCAGTGAAGTCAAACATATCATAGATCAGCCCTTCTGCGGCTTTGCGCTGGCCCAGAATGTCGCGGGCATACCAGATACTTTTGCGGTCATAGGTGGCAAGCACGGCCCGGAGCTGCTCGTCCGAGATGCTCATGTTGTCCGCAATGGTGAAGTGTCCATAGTTCAGGCCGTAGGCGGGATTTTCGCGCTGCTTTGCTTCGTGGAAGTCCAGCACGGTCTTGTAGTACCAGTGCCCCTCCGCCTTGGGGTTCAGATCGTGAAAGACCTTTCTGTCCGGGCTGGACAGGGTACGGTCGAATACTTCCTTGATGAAAGTTTCGCTGCATTCATTGGCTTCGGTGATGTACGCGGTGCCGTAGGTGTTGCCCTTGATCAGCTTTTCGTCACCGGCTTTGCCACCACCAGACACCAGCACCACCTTTTCGCCGGTGGCAGTCTGGATGTACAGACAGTCGCGGTTCTGGTAGGTGCCCTCACGGCAGCGGCCCTCAAAATAGTTTTTCAGGCCAAAACCGTCACAGTCCAGAATGTTCAGCCGGGCCGTCGCAGTGGATACGCCCGCAATGAGGTGTATTCTGCTGGGATGCTTTTCCAGAATGGTGCAGTAGGCCATAGTAATAAGCACGTTCTTGCCGCCGCGTTTGCCGCCCTCAGCCACATTGAACCAGTGGTCGAAGCAGTTCCAGAAGAAACGCATCTGGTTTTGTGAAAAAGGTGCAGGTATGTTCATGTCTCAAAGTCCTTGATGTCACGGTCTGGCACAGGGTGCTGCAGCAGATCAGCAAGGGTCTGCATGTCGTTATTTTGAGCAGCGGCATTTTCTTTTTCGGATGCGTCTTTGTACATGCCCAGATGCTTGCCCAACAGGTCAAGTGCTCGGAGCTTATCTGCAAGTTTGACCTCGTGTTCCAAACCGTCCTCGCCAAAGCTCTTGACCTTGATGGACTGGATTGCGGCCAGATCATCCCGGGAGGCATCCAGTTTGACAGAAGCAGTCTCCGGGTCGATCAGGTCGCTGGCGTTGGCAAATGCAATCTTGGCAAGCTCTCGAACGACACGATCAGCAGATACACCGGTCCGGCGGCTCTGCTCAGCCTGCAGCTGGGCAATGCGATTTTGAATGCTAACATTTGCTAACAGCCGGGGTGCCTGTTCTCTTGCGGTTTTGGGGCTGTATCCGGCGCGGATGGCCGCTTGAGTGGCGTTCAGGTCGATCATATATTCTTCACAGAAACGATCCTGCTTGTCGGTCATCCTCACCACCTCTCTTGCCGTAAAATCAAAAAGCCGCCCGGAAGATCCGAACGGCGGGATATTCAAAAAAATAAGCAGCACCCATGCATTCAGTTTGACGGACAGGCGTAAAACGGGCGGGTGCCGCTGCATCTGGAACTTTCGCGGCCAGATGCCCCGCTATGCTTTGCACAGCCGTCCCCCGACTGTACATTGCATGGCGCTCTGGGCAGGCCTTGAACCTGCAACCTACGGTTTTGGAGACCATCGCTCTGCCAATTGAGCTACCAGAGTAAAAAGCCGCCCTTGGAATCGAACCAGCCGTGTCTACACACACGCGCCGCGCTCCAAACTGCGCTCAGGCGGCCATATAAAAACAGCTCCGGTTCGCCGCCGGGGCTGTTGGTTGGCGCACATCCTGTCAGGAAAGCTACACCTTGGCAAGGATTCTAAGGCCTTTTCTCGGCACGGGAGGTTGCACGTGCGGCCTTGCGGGTTGTCTAGTCCATGCGCCATATGGAGCGATACGGCGGAATCGAACCGCCTCCTGTCTCTCATGAGCGGCAGGCTGCCTTTGTTTCAGTGTATCGCATAGAAGCAGTCCGCGAAGTGCCAGTGAGAAGTAGCTATCCCGTCGAGTAAGGAAGTAATCGATGATGTCTGTGGAGGATGCACTTCGGAGACTGCGTATATCGGTGGGCCTTTCCGGCTCTGCCGATGGTACCACGATAACACAGATGCCGATAACAAGTAAATACCAGAGCGTGTAAAAACAATGCCCTCTGACATTGTGCAAAATGTACAGGGTCAACTAAGATTCAATTCATTCGTGAGTTCTGCCAGCTGCGCCAGACCTTCCGAAATGGCCCTTGAGACCTGAGACGGATTGGAATAACCGACTTCAGGCGCGATCTCGGCATGTCGCTTGCCTTCCACAAAAGACAGGATCAGACACCGGCTGCGTTTGATCGATACCGGATCAGCATGAAGCAGGTAAGCCACATCAATGGCATCTTTCTGCATCTCGGCATACTGGCATTTCAGTTCGGCCAGTTTTGCTTCCGCGTCCATGGCTGCATCGCTGTTGGTGCCAACTTTGTCACTGGTGCCGGAGTGGCCCGGCGCACCGGAGTTGCTGGAGGTAGTCGTGGTGGCGGCGCTGCGCAGGCTTTCGATGTGTTCCTGCTGCTGCCGGATCAGCGCCCGCATCCGGGGCAGGCGTTCAAACCACGACCGGATTTCCTGCACACCACTGATCTCTCCCGGCTTTAGGACATCACTCTCGGGTGTCCATGTTCTGATATCTGCCATTCCCAGCATGATCTCCTTCCAATTTTTTCAGCAGCCCATCCACGTCATACCGCCAGTGAACCCGCAGCAGGTGCTGCTCCACCTCAATGCCGTTGAGGGCGGCCCACTGCCACGGGATACTTTTGCGGGTCTGGGTCTGCATGTACTCTAGTACAGCGCTGGCGGGCACGGCAAAGGTGCGGTTCACCTTGCCGCGGTAGTTTATCACCACATGGGCCGTCTGGCCCTTGTAGGAAGCCGCAGCAGCCATGTCGGTGATATGTTTGAGCTTATGATATTTCTGTTTGTCCCGGTCAAAGCAGCCAAAGATCTTCGTCAGCGGGATGCTGGGTGTTTCGATGGTCTTGAGTTCAAAATAGTGGTGCATGGGGTAACGGTAGACATCGAAGTCACAGATGTTGTCCACAGAGAAGCTCAAGTTTTCGTTGCCGCCGTAGTAGGTAGCGGCGCTGTCCTTCAGCCGATAGCACCAGGCATCCGGCGGCATGGACTTCTTCCAGTCCGCTTCAAACTGTTTCCCGGTATTCAAACGGTTCTCCTTTCTGCGCAGCTGACAGAGGGCGGCACCCGCCGTCGGGTCCGGGTAGTGTTCAGGGTTCCGATACATCGGATGCGTCCTCCTTTGCTGCTTCTTTTTTTATCAGCGGCCTGCGCCGCGTGGCATTCTTCAGCCAGTCATTCCCGCTGGGTTCGGTTCGGTCTACACGTTTATTCCGTCCGGCACCGATCGGATTCGTCAGGCGGTATTCCTCGGCGGACCTGCACCCTTGCGATTCAGCTTCTGCCAGCGCCTTGCGGACATAGGCCCAGCTGTGCCCGCCCAGATCAGAACACTTCAGGATCACGGCAGATACCAGTTCTGAACCCAGCCGTTCCGCGTAGGCCATCAGCTCAGCTTTACTGGTGGCACTCAGCTTGCAGATACAGGATTCAAATTCATCCACTGCAGGATGGGTCGTCGTCCTCGTCCCGGCAGTCTCGCGCGCACGCGCAGACGACGATTGTTTTAATGGTTTCTTTGTTATATTTGTTAAGTTGTTGTCGGCAGCCTGTCGGTTGCCTGTCGCCTGACTGTCACTTTGCCTGTCAGCACCAACGAGTAAATTATAATTATTGATTGAAACAACGCTGTATTTTGGCCCGGTTCTGACTGTCACATAGCCTGTCGCCTGCAAGTGCTCCAAAGCAGTCCGAACATTCCGAATTGACAAATTCAGCTGTTTTGCCAGCTGAGATTGGCTTGTAACCAGTTCTCCGGGGTGGATGGTGATGCCATGCCACTGCTTTTCCTGCCAGTTGGCTGTAAGCAGCAGATGAAAGAACAGGCGGGCAGTGTTGGGTTCTGTGTACCACTCCCAGTCGATCAGACCGCGGGGAAATGCTACGAAGCCGCGTGTTGTGTCGATGCCCACAGCCCGACCTCCTTTCGTGTGAAATGCCCGTATAGCCGGATAGCACAGCTTGCGAGGTCAGAACGGCAGGTCGTCGGCATCATCGTTGATGGGGTCATACTCAGCAGAATGGGCCGCTTCCGGAGCGCTGGTGCTGTGCGGCGCGTAGTCTGCAAGGCTTTCGCCGGGGTACATCTGCGCACCCTGCAGATCTGCCGGGTTTGCTGCCGGTTCTGCAGGTTCCGGCGGAGGGCCGGGCTGTGCCATCAGGTCGATCATCTGCTGCAGCCAGCGGAATGTCACCAGCCCGCCGGGCTGAACATCATCCGCGTCCACGTCGTAATAGATCTTGCCGTTGTACTCCCGCTCTTTCAGCTTCTGGGCAAAAACCGTGACCTGATCGCCTTTCTGCAGCATGCCGTCCCACTGGTCAATGCCGTGCCAGAGGTTCACGCCCACAAAGAAGCTCTGCCATTTGCCGGATTCATCCTGTGTGCGGCTGGCTTTCAGGTCGAATTTCAGCACCCGCTTCTGCCCGGCATCCCGGAGCACCGGGTCTTTGGCGATCTCGCCGTGCAGCATGATGCCGTTCTTGGTCTGGACGATCATGCATCATCACCGCCAAACGGATCATCGGCGTTTTCCTCTGCAGAGGGTGCATTCGGGGCAGGGATCAGGGTGCCTGCTGTCTTGCGGTGACGGTGGGAGCCTGCGTAAGGATCCAGCACCGGCAGATCTTCAGGCGGCACCTCGCGGGCGGTGCTTTCAGCGTCCACACGCACCTCGCTCTCATCGTACAGAGCGCCAAAGGTAGACGGGAACGCTTCACGCAGGGCGTGCACCAAAGCCACCTTGCGGATCATGGTAGCCTTTTTGCCGTTCCAAAGAGACTTTCCGGTGTCGTATTCACTGAGCTTGACTTCCTCGTAGCTGGCGCGGGTGCGGTCCTTGCGGTAGACCTTTGCCCAGCCGCCGATAAGAGTCTCGCCGCCGATAAGGGTCTCGCTGCCGTCTCCATCATAGACAATGGAACCCTCACGGTTCAGCAGCTGGCCATCTGCGGTCATGACGATCACGCCAGCTTCAAAACCATCGTAGGCCGGGTGGCGCTCGGCCATCTGCAGATAGCAGTTCTTGCCCAGCACGATGGTGCTGGCGGTGTCGTCGTTTTTGTTATCGTAGTGGATCAGATAGGCTTCTTTGGTGAAGGGGTTCAGGTGGTACTGCTTGCAGGTCTCCAGAAAGATTTTGCATTCAGCATCGGTGGCTTTGTCGCAAATAAAACGCCGTACTTCGTCAAAACTGACGACGAGGTGCTGGCCATCGGCAGCAGTGATCTCCACCGGAACGGACGGGGATGCGGCCTGCATAGCAGTGCTGCCTGCACGGTTGGCGTTCTGGACGGAACGGTTTGCCAGAGCCTGTGCATTGGAAACGGACGAAGTAGGTGCGGGTGCGCCGGAACGAGTAAGTGCCATAAGTAAATACCTCCAAAATTATTTGATAGAACCATAGCGGAAACCGCGCTCTGCGGCTCCCTGCTTGAACCATGCGATGTCCTCGCGGGTGAACTCCACCCAGAAACGATACTGCTTGCGGGCAGGAGCTTCCGGCTGGGCAGGTACTGCAAAGCGCTGCAGCACTTCACAGTCCAGCCGTCCGGAAGCGGTGATAAAGGCGTTGCGTTGGGCGCTCTGTTCAGCTTCCGCCTTGAGCTGACGCTCTTCCTCGGTGGGAGGGATGATCACCGGTGCAGCTGCGCGGGCACGTTCTGCGGCCTGCCTTTCTGCTTCTGCGCGGCGCAGCTTTTCCCGGTTGTCCTGCAGGCGCAGGTGTTCGGCAAGCGCGGCGTTCAGATCCAGAACACGAAGATATCCCAGTTTGCAGGCTTCAGCATCTTCGCCGCAGGTGTCCTGAATGATTTTCAACTCTTTCCGCCGTGTTTCAACATCCCGGCGCAGCTCCCGGCTGGCCTTTGCCAGATCATAGGTTTTGTTCAGCCACTGGGGCACAAGCAGGCGGTCAAAGGGGATAAGCTCCCGCAGTTCTCCGATGCAGTCGGCATAGACAGCCCGCAGCGCATCCTGCTTATCCTGCCGCTCGGCTTCCTCCACAGCCTTGACCTGCTGGTCAATGGCACCGGAGACAGCCTTGCACTGACCCTGCATCTGCTTGGCACTCTGCAAGAACTCTTCCAACGGCTTCATGTAAAAAGCCTTGGCGCTGCGGGCGGCATCGCTGAGCTGCTTGTCCAGCTTGTTCACGGCGGCGCGGTCAGCCTTGGCATCCTTGATGGTGTCCGGGGTGTAGATGCGGCCGGTGTAGGCGGCCAGCATCTCGGTCAGATTCTGCTGCACCTCGGCTTCGTTCCACCGGATCGCGGGCAGTTCCGGGTGCTCCACCCGGACGGTCAATTCATTCGTCATTTTCGGGATCCTCCTGTTCTGCTTCCTGTTCGCGTGGCAAAAAGTAATAGTTGTCGGGCGGCTCAAGCGGCGGGCCGTAGCCGTCCAGCGCAAGATCATACATCGGGTTCATCAGCTGCACCTCCGTCATAATCTGCGGGCTGACGGCAGAGCAGGGAAGCTTCTTCCATGATGCTGTTCAGTGCGCCGCACAGGGTCTGGAAGGTGCTCTCCAGATCTTCACCGGTCAGGCGGGAATAGCTGCCTTTGCAGGTGTCCCATGCCGAACGGAACAGGCTGGCGCAGTAGTTGGCGGTCTCAAAATCGGCCTGTGTATTGTCATTGGCGCGGGCTTGGAGTGTGGCCAGCTGTTTGCGCAGGGCAGTGTTATCCTTGGCAAGTTCAGAATTCCGGGCATCTGCAAGGCCCCAGGCCTTTTCTGCTGCCAGACGGTCCAGTTCTTCCTCATCCCACTGGTGAGCCAGAGCTTTGGCCCGCCGGGCTACCTCTTCCTCATCCACCACGGCAGCGATGGGCTGCTTTTTCAGGGCCGCATTTTCTTCTTGCAGCTTATCCGCCCGGAGCTTTGCCGCTTCGGCCACCTGCCGGGAGCCGGAAAGCTGATTCTCAGCATCCTTGGCCCGGGCTTCGGCCTTGCTCTGCATCTTCCATGCTTCCTCTTCGCGGGCCTCGGCAGAGTCGGCGCGCTCTTTCAGCTGGGCGTTCTGCTCTTTCAGGCCGCTGATGTCGGCAAGAGCGGATTCGTAGCGGCTTTCTGCTTCTTCCCGCTTTTCCGTGTCCTTATGGGTCTGGGCTTCGGCGCTTTTCACCAGCTCCTTGAAATAGGCATTTTCCTTGCGGGCGTTCTGAGCGGACTTCTCGGCGGCATCGGCACGGTCTTTCTCCGCTTTGAGCTGGGCCATAAGCTCCTGATACTCTTTGTAAGTAGTGATGTCACCGGTAAAAACGGCTTGCTTGACCACCTCCGGGGTGCTGGGCTTGGCAGCGGCATACAGCAGTTTCAGGGGCTGTACGTCCAGAATGGACCTGCCTTCCAGCTGGATGTTGCCGAACTGTTCGGCAACCCTCACCATGTTTTCACCGGTGTCCCGGCTGATGCCGACGGCGGCACACCACTTGCCCCAACTGCCCTGATAGTGGTTTGCGGTCAGGTCGTGGGCGTGCTTTGCGGCCATAATGCGGGCCATGTTACCGGTGATGAAGGTCTGCGCGTCCTGCAACAGCAGGGCGTTTGTCTGGTCGTCTGCGCCAAAATCAAATGTTACAGCTTCGGTAGCAGTCATAGACTGGACAGCAGGGGCCACAGAAGAACTGTCCGCATTCGCGGCAGGGGCCGATGAGTTCTTCGTAGGGGATGCTACGGGGGTCGATGCCTGACATTCGGATTCCTCTTCCACCGGTTCAATGGGCGCGTTCCTGCAGGGCTTTGCGTTTTCCAACGCATCCAGCATTGCGCTATCAATTTCGTACTCGTCCAGCGGGGCGAACTCCGCGCCGTTGGTCAGGAATGCCTGTGGAGTCAGATTCTTGTCTGCCGCTCTGGCCCGCTCGAATTTCTGCGTCATGAGGTGGCTTTCTTTCCAAATGCTGCCGTCCCAGCGCCAGAACCGGCCACGGTAATAGGCATAAACCGTCTCGTTGGAAAGCTTGGAGCTGATGGTGTAGTCCGTCATACCCGCACCTCCGTGTCCTTGAGGCGGTCCAGCAGTTCGGCCTGCAGAGCCTTGTTCAGCGGCACGATGCTGTTGCCCTTCCAGCCATAGCAGAGGATGGGGCCGTAAAGCTGACGGCCCCGGTACGTCCGGTTCAGCAGGCTGGCGGGCTGGATGGGGCCATCGTACCGGCCCACGAACAGCACCGCCGGGGTGCGTGGCAGGACTTTCTGCTCACAGGGGCACCGCAGCAGTGCTTCGATGCCCTGCAGCGTGTCCGGCAGGGTGGTGACTACCGGCTCTTTGCCCGGTTCGATCAAAATTCCTTTCATTGTAAAACCTCCGATTTTGTGATATCATCGGGGTGATGAAGTCGTTCAAACTCATCATCCCTTGCAGCTCGTCGGTGTTGGCGCACCGGCGGGCTTTTTTCGTATAGTGCGTACCGGCGGCAGGCTGTCCACCTCGCTGCGGTCGATACGTTCCCGCGCAAATGTGTACTTGTAAGTTCGATGGCTGCCGCTGAGTCCATGGCTGACGGCAGACGCAAAGCTGTTTGCGCTTTTGTAACCAAGCCGCCTGGCACACATCTCGGACGTACCGGATGCCAGCAGATCGCCGGTCTTTGCGTCCCAGACGGTGTACCACATGACGCGGGCAGGTTTTTCATTATGCGCCCTGTAATCCCTGCAATATTGGTTGTGGCGCTCTCTGCGGCAGGAAGCGCAAAAGCGCAGGTTGCCAGCAACATTTTCCATCACCTTGCCGCAGTCCAAACAAACGCGGGTAAAGTGCTTTCCTTTATTCATGGGTGGTGTCAGCCCGCCTTCCTGCCGCTCTTCACGGTGTTGCGTGGCTGCTGGTGCACCTTGCGGCGGCGTTTCTCACGTGCTTCGGCGGCAAAGCCCAGCCGCATGAAGAAGATCGCCAGCAGGATCAACACCATGGCCGTGACGAACGCACCGTCCGAGACGGTGCCAAGGGTCTGAAAGCTGCCCTCCAGCCCCAGGCCGTACAGCAGGCCCACCACAAAGCAGGCCATTGCCAGCCAGTACCAGACAAAGGATTTAATCTTCATGCGGATTCATCCTCCCTGCTCATTTCCGGGAAGAAGAACTTCCCGATCTCGTCCTGCTGAATGTCCAGCAGTTCACACATTGCCGCGATCTCTGCGCTCGTCCACGGCTGGTTCCCGTGCATCCTGCCGCTCATGGTGTCACGGCCAATGCCGATGTACTCAGCCACTTCCTGATCCCGGAATCCGCAGCTGTGGAACCGGCCCCGCAGCTTCCAGTATGGGATCTGCTTGAAAGTGCCGCGAATAGTTGATGTGTTCAACATTTTATTCCTCCTTCTTGGCGGTCGGCAGCCCATCCAGCAGGCTGTCCATCAGGGCGGCGTAGAACGGATAGCCTTTGGCAACGATGGTCAGGCTGTCAATGGCGTTGGTAAGGAAGCTCTGGGAGCCGCGCACCACGTTCTCCATGGTGCGCACCGTGTCGCAATGCTGGCCGTAAATGGCCTTGAACTCGCCGCACAGGGCCTTGACCTGCATATACTTGGCCTTGCTGTCCTCGCGGTTCTTGCGGCACTCATCCAGAAAAGCGGTGTTCTCGTCCAGTTTCTTCCGGGCTTCGATCACCCGGTCGATGGCGCTCTGGATGTTGGCGTCCTGCACGGCCTGCTGCTCTTTGTGCTGCGCGGCCAGCTGCTTCTCCATCTGGTTGAAGGCCTCGATGTACTTGAGCTTCCACTGCACGGCTTCCTTGCCGGTAAAGCCCATGGCCAGCAGGGAAAAGCCGTCGCGGTTCATCAGGTACATGGTGGCCTTTTTGTTTTGAGCAGTGGTGTACTCGGTCTTGTGGAACATTTTGAGGAGAGCGCAATTTTGCGCCGTCAGATTTTTGATGGAGCGGAGCACATCTTTATGCTCTTTTCCGAATCGTTCGGCAACGTCCCGGCTGGATGCCACCGGTTCGCCGTTCTGGGTGGATAAGATAATTTCGTTCATGGTGAATATGTACCTCCTTGTGGGTGACTCCCTTCTGCGGTATACTTGAGCGGAAGGGAGATGTTGAAATGCCTGAAACAAAATTTAGATGTCCATATTGCGGAGTTGAATTTATCGAGAAAAGTGATAATACGAAAATCCGAACGATTGATTACGGCCGAGATGCGGACGAATTAGCGATAACTGGCTACACATGGCTTGATCATGAAATCCAAGCTCGTTACCACTGCTGCCCAGCGTGTGAGAGATATTCCGTTCGGATTACAGGATTCGACAACGCTTTCTCATTGACGTATCCTCCGTATACGGGAATGGTTCTGCCAGATTACATCCCGGAAGCCATCAGAACAGATTACCTTGAAGCTTGTTCTATTCTGGATAAAAGTCCAAGGGCGGCTGCTACGCTGGCCCGACGCTGCTTGCAAGGAATGATTCGGGACTTCTGGGGAGTCCATGACAGAAGCTTGGCGAAAGAAATGGAAAGGATTCAAGATAAAATTCCCGCGGATTTGCATGAAGCGCTTAAAAACCTTCGTGAGCTGGGTAACATCGGTGCCCACATGGAAACAGATGTGAATCTGATTGTTGACATCGATCCAGGCGAAGCCCAAAAGCTTATCAAGCTTCTGGAAGTGCTTTTCAAAGACTGGTACATCGCACGGCATGACCGCGAAGAACTGTATAATGACATCCTTGCTATAAATCAGGATAAGCAGGAGCAGCGTCATCGGTCCTGAACATCATTCACACTAAGAGAATCCGGCACTTCGGAGCATCCGAAGTATCCGATTTGTAAAGATATGTAGATATTCCCGACACCGTTTTGGTCATGATGAAGGCTTAGAATCCTTACATCATCATGACGGATCAGTTCCTTCAAAAGTTCTCCAGTCGGCACATCCTTCAGCGCCCAGCGTTCCTCTTCCACAGGTTCGCTGGGCTTTTTGTTGTTGTCCATGTGTTTCACCTCCTTGTGTGCACCTCGCTCCTGCGGTAAAATGGAGAAAACAGGAAGGATGTGATAAAAAATGAGCGAAAATAAAGAAATTGAAAAGCTTACAGGTTATCATCGTGAAGCTGCGAAGATGGCTGTTTTTACCTCTACGGTAAAGCAGCCGGACTGCAGTCAGCTTACAGAAGAACAGTTGAAAGCTTTACTTGATGCCTGCGACCACTCAAAAAGCTCGTATGCTGAGGAAGCGGCTTCCGAAGACCTGCGTGAACTGCGAGAAAAATTTGAGCAGAGCCAGAAAGAACATTGCGAAGTTCTGCACAAGTTGCAAGAACAGCATGATGCAGAGATGAGAGATCAGGCCAAAGAAAATAGATTCAACCGAGTATGCAATGTGATCGCAATTTTGATTGCGGCTGCATCGATGTTCATTTCTTTAGTAAAATGACAACCAATGCCAGAATCTGGATGCAAAGAGCAAAGATTTGCATTTCGTGGTTCTTCATCTTCTTCACCTCCTTTGGATGGCGGGCAAGTATGTATTTTTCACTATGGATGTGCTATCATAAAGACACCCCAAAACGGAAGGAGGTGAAAAAACATGAGCTTGTCATTGACTAAAATGGCTGTTCTTACTGGATATGCAAATACCATTTCCCTCAAAGAATTTGCAAAGAACCGTTTATTTCTGGTGACACCTGCTGGCATGATCAGCGGTATCCCCGTATTTGATGAGGAAAATAGCAATCCGAACATTGCCGTTGCGCAGACAGTTAACTCCTCAGCTCTCAAGGCCGTTTCCAAAGCTGCTTCTGCTGAAGAAGAAAGTCCGCAGACGGGTGAAAGCTGTGAGTTTATTCTGCTAAAGGATGCTCGTCTGGAAACCACAAGTCCCGTTGTGAATTTCCCTGTTCTGACTGTCTTTTGTGACCAGATCATTGCTGTGACCCTTGGCACTGATCTCACCAATGGCTAACACCTCGCGATTTTGCCGCCCTTGTACCGCTAATACAAGGGCGGCAATTTCTTTGGGTTCACCAATGATTTTGATTTTCATGCTTTTCACCTCCTTTTGAATTGCGCACAATATGTGCTCATTCTGCGAAAAAAATTTCTTCGACACTCTGGCCGAAATACTGAGCAATGCGCTTTTTGATCTGGTCGCGGGGAATGCGTTCGCCGCGCTCATACATAAAAAGCGCCGAAGTGCTGATTCCAAGCGCATCAGCAACGGTTTTTGCGTCCATTTCGCCGCGCAATGCGCGCAGCTTGTGGCCGATGGTCTTACCGTCCATCTGATTGGGTCACCTCCTTTCCGTGCACCTATTGTACTCAAAACCAGAAAATAAATCTATTCGCAGAGTGCACAAAATGTGCGCAAAAGAATAGTGCACTTTTTGTGCTTGAACTTGTGCACGATATGTGCTATTATTTGATTGTAATAATATAGGGAGGTGGCCTGATGGCAACTTTTGCAGAGCGGCTAAAATCGCTGCGCCGTGAAAAAGGCTGGTCACAGCAACGGCTTGCGGATGAGCTGGATTTGTCTAAGAGTAGTGTAAACATGTATGAACGTGGGGAGCGGGAGCCGGGGTTTGAAACCATGGAAGCAATCGCTGACCTGTTTAATGTGGATATGAATTATCTGTACGGACGTACAGATATTAAGATTGCTGACCCGATTGTACTAGCGCCCAAGAAGCCCACCATCCCGCCGGGCTTTGAACCAATGCCAAAGATGAAGAAGATCCCGCTGATCGGCAGCATTGCCTGCGGGGAACCCATCACGGCAGAGCAGAACATTGAAAAAATGGTGGACGTTCCGGAGAACATCCGGTGCGATTTTTCCCTGACCTGCCACGGTGACAGCATGGTGGATGCCGGCATTCACGATAAAGACGTGGTGTATATCCGCATCCAGCCGGAGGTGGAGAACGGAGAGATCGCCGCAGTGCGCATTGACGGCGAAGCTACCCTCAAGCGGGTATATTACAACCCCGGCACGCTGACCCTGATGCCCGCAAACCCGGCCTATGCGCCCATGGTCTATACCGGCTCCCAACTGGAAGAGGTGCACATTGAGGGCAAGGCCGTAGGCTGGACGCACTGGGTGGGGTGAAAAGCGATATTTCACTAAAATTTGCGAAAAATAACCAATAATTGATTATTTTGCAAAATGAGTTGACAAAATCAACAAAAACGCATATAATGGGGGTGCATCTTTACAGGATGCCATCAGAAACATGATGTTTCAAAATGCTTAACAGACCCCTGGTAGTAAGCCCCCCGCCGATATGGGGAAGGCTGAATCCTGGGGTCTTATTTTTTACCAAAGGAAGTGTAACACAAATGGCAAAGACAGCAATTCTGGTTGATGGCGGCTTTTACCGCAAACGTGCAGCCCACTTGTGGGGCAAAAAGACCGCCGAGGAACGTGCGAAGGAACTGAATGCTTACTGTATGGCTCACCTTCACGATAAGGACGGCAACGAGGAGCGTCAGCTGTACCGCATTTTCTATTACGATTGTGAGCCAGTAGGCCGCCGCAGCGTGTACCACCCGCTGACAAAGAAGAATGTGGATTTGGACAAATCTGATACTTATACATGGACGCAGACCTTTTTGGAAGAATTGCGGAAGCGCAGAAAATTTGCACTCCGCCTTGGTACATTGTCCAACCAAATGGCCTACAATCTGCGCCCGGATGTGACCCGCAAGCTTCTTGCTGGCACAAAGCAGCTGGAAGAGCTGACCGAGGACGATTTCGTTTTTGTGGCTCAGCAAAAGGGCGTGGACATGCGTGTTGGTGTTGATATTGCGTCACTCGCGTATAAGAAGCAGGTTGATCAGATCATTCTGATTGCCGGTGACAGTGATTTTGTCCCCGCTGCCAAGCTTGCCCGACGGGAGGGCGTGGACTTTATCCTTGACCCGATGTGGGCTGATATCAAGCCTGATCTGTTTGAGCATATTGACGGCCTGAAGAGCCAGTGGCGTAAGCGCAGCGAAAAAGCTGAAGCGAAGAAGTAAGGCCAAACAATGTGCAAATTTTGCACATTGCTTCCAGCCGTTGCAAAATCTGCAACAGCTCAATAAAAACAAAAAACGCCCCCGGTGCTACCAACACCGAGAGCGTTTGCAGAGTGGCTTGCCCCAGAGGGTACAATCCAACATGAACACTTGTATTGTACCACCTCCGGGCAGGCTTGTCAAAGTGTACCCTTGTGTATGGAGGTGGATTTTATGAAAAAGAGAACCAACACGGCATTTTGGGTCGAGAAGGAAAGCCGCTGGTGCATCGCGGTGCAGAAGAACGGTACCCGCAAGCGCTTTTACAGCAGCACGCCTGGCCGAACAGGACAACGGGAAGCCAACGCAAAGGCCGATGCCTGGCTTGACGACAGCATCCGGGACGGCAAGAAGAAGGTAGCTGCCCTCTATGCCCAGTGGGTAGAAGAACTGAAGCTCACCTGCGGCACATCCTATGTTGAGCAGTGCAAGAAATACGGAGATTACTATATTCTGCCTGTCTGTGGGGACATCCGCATTGACGAGCTGACCGAAGGCGATCTGCAAAAAGCCATCAATATGTCTTTCAAAAAGCGATGCCTTAAAAAGGAGCGTCAGCGTAGGTCAAGCGACAAGCCTTTGAGCCGCAAGACCCTTATGACGATCCGCTCAACGGAGATCAGCTTTTTGAAATGGTGCCGCCGGAACAGGTACAGTACGATGTTCCCTGAGCTGTCTATCCCGAAGAATGCCCGCATGGGGAAGAAAAAGATTTTACAGCCGACCGCTTTGAAAGTCCTGTTTGATGTGGACACCCGCCTTTACTATGGCAAGCTGGTCTTTGACGAGTATATCTATGCCTACCGGTTTGCAGTTGCTACAGGTGTACGCCCCGGTGAACTTGTGGGGCTCTGGTATGGTGACGTCAAAGGGAACACGGTCAATCTGCGCCGCAGCATCAACCGGTTGGATGAGGAAACCACCGGCAAGAACGAAAACGCCATTCGCTCATTTGATATGGGCGAGGAAGCCCATGAGGCCTACGAAGCGTAGGTGGCCTTGCTGAAGGCTTCCGATATCCCGCTGAACTATACCACCCCTTTGTTCCAGATCCCGAACCAGAGGGCTTTATTCAAGCGCTGGAAGAAGTACCAGCGTGACAATGGCATTGAGCCTCAGGTCACGCTGTATGAGATGCGACACACTTTCGTCAGCATTGAATCAGGCGTATTGACCGACAGCCAGCTGAAGATGCTGGTCGGTCACAGCAAGAACATGGACACTGCCGGAGTGTATCGGCACGAGCTTGACGGTCAGAGGGAAGATCTTGCTGCCGCTACCACCGCGGCATTCAAAAAGGCACAGGCCTGAATCTGGTAACAGTTTTGGTAACACTCTTTTTTGTAAATGTAGCAAAATACATGGGCTACAAACCAACCGCACTACCTTTTTAGCAAGTGTTTAGGCGCGTTGCAGATACGTTTTTGACGTCGCTCAATCATTTTTTGTTGTTCGACCCCCACTACCCGCATAAGAGAAAAAACGCGATGAGTTCTCAGAATTCATCGCGCTTTCTTTTATATAATAAATAGTGTTGTTCGAGGTCTTCTCCCTCGCACAAAAAGAAACCGGTACAAAATAGGTACACCCCTGATAGACATTCCTACGGGTTGGGACCCGCAGGCTAAGCAACAGCAACGGGTTGCGTTAGCTGATTTTTCCGCAGCCCCTTGGCAGGGCTTTGAAAAATCAGAACGCGGCCCCAACAACTCCTCCCTGTTTCAGCCGCAGGCTGCGGTCGTCGTTGTTGCACTGTGGCTTTGCTTGCGGCATAAATGCCGCCCTGTTCGAGCCCCCTCCCTCGCACAAAAAGAAAAACCAGCACACAATGTGTACTGGTTTTTGGTGCGAGGGAGGGGACTCGAACGACAAGAAAGTGACTAAACATCGCTTGTTTTCGCGGTCATACTACGCTTTGCTACATCCCTCCGCACGTGCTTCAAATCGCCCGGCGGTTGCGCCTTTGCGGGGCTGCCGGGAGTAGTTGTGCGTCCCTTCCATGGTATGCATAACATAGAGGCGGGGAGAAGACTTGGCGCTGCAGCGCCGTGTAGCTTACTTTCCCTGTGCCTTCAGCTTGTCGTAGGTCTGATCTGCCTGAATGGCGGCAGCGGTGAAACTGTCGTTGTTCCACCAGCTCACCGGCGCGGCCACCGTGCTGATGCCGTGCGGCCTATTCCGTGTCATCCAAGCGAGTTACTGCATACACCCGGAGCCCTTCCAGCTTGTCAATGACAGCGCTATAAGCTGCTTCGGTTGCAAGGTGCGCGATTCGTTCCAGCTTGTCACTTGCTTTCGATGCGGAGATGCTTTCGTCAGCGGCTGCGCCTTTCATGGCCTCCACCACTTCGAGCAAATCTTCAACACATACCGCGTTCATGGCTTACTTCCCCTGTGCCTTCAGCTTGTCGTAGGTCTGGTCTGCCTGAAGGGCTGCGGGGGTGAAGCTGTTGTTCTTCCACCACGCGACCAGCGCGGCAACGGTGGTGATGCCAGCGGTGACCAGCTGCTCCACGGTCTGGCTCTCGATGGGCAGGATGGGCTTGCCCAGTGCAGACAGCACCTGATTGGTCAGGGCCAGCAGCAGGCAGGCGGTGCGGGCAATGGTGCCTGCGGAGATGGTGGGTGCGTTGTAGGTGTGTGCGGTCATAGTCAGGTCCTTTCTCCCGGCGCTGCCGGGCTTGCATTTAATCGCGGATGGGCAGCGCCTTGGCCCGGTTATAAAGCTCGGTGCCGGTGCCATTGCCGCCCAGCGCGTGGTAACTTTGGTATAAGTATTCGAGGTTCTTCAGGCCGCTGGCATTGATCCAGCCCTGCTGGCTGTAGTAGGTGCACGCCTGATACAGCCGGTCATGCATGATGGCCAGCAGGCCGTCCTTGATGGTTTTGTACTCGGTTACTTTCTTTACGAGGTAGCCCCAGCCAAGACCCAGCAGCCAGATGGCTCCCTCCATCCAGTGCGCGGAGATGTACGAGAAAATCTGCTGCATTGGTATCAATCCTCCGAATCTTCAATGTTATCTTCCCACGCCTGCTGGATACGCTGGCCGTTGGCACAGACCACATCCATGGTAGCGTCGGCCTGAATGTTCGTTGCGATCAGCGCCTTGTCCATCGTGTCCATACCGAAATAGCCGGTGAACACTTCACCCGTGGGCAAAGGTGCGGCTATCGCGAGCTGACTGATTTTGTGCTCTTCCAGTGTAGCTAATACCTCGGAGAGCCACGATGCATAAGGTGCATCAGAGATCAGGTAACTTGCCACGTTGTCCCCCTCACAGCGTCCACCGGCTCTTGTTCGGGCGGGTGTCTACGTGCACCCAGCCCTTGGCCCGGCCTGCCTTGACCGGGTAGCGGCCCACGCCGCCCCAGCCGGGCATCAGGCTCTCTACGTAGGCGGCCACAGCCAGCGGGTCGGTGTCCTGCACCTGAATGTCAGCGGCCCGGCCCAGCAGGTGCTGGCTGGATTTAGAGCCGCCCACAGCCCTGTTGTGTGCAGCGGTGCGGTAGCCGCTGGTGATGGTCACCGGCTTGCCGAAGTGCTCCCGTATGCACTGCAGCAGCACCACAAGGCCCTCGTCAATGAGGATGGTGTCGGTGCCGTCGCGGCAGCGGAACTCCCGCACACGGAACGCGGGAGAGAGCTGCTTTGCGCCGTCCTTCTTCAGGCTGTACTGTTTGATCGCCATATGTATCACGTCCTTTCACGGGGTCAGGCCCCGATTTTCACGTTCTCTTTCAGCTCCTGATCTGCCTTGTCCTCCGCTCCTTACTGTACGATTTCCTCAAAGCCGCTCTTGATAAGAATTGCCTTCACCTTCTCCTTCAGCAGGCGGGGGCAGCGCTCATACAGAGCCTTTGCCTCCTCCATAGTCTCAACAGACATAATTTCCTGTGCCCACAGCATCGCCATCATACGTACCAACCTTTCTAATTTTTGTGTGATTTTATGCATAAACAATCTCGCTCATTTCAAGCAAGCATTGCTTGAGCATCTCGTTTTCTTTTTGCAGTGCCGCCACCGTGTCCGGCAGCTTCTCCCGGGCTTCGGCCTTCTTGCGGGCTTCTTCCTGCGCGGCCAGCTCTTCGGCGGTGTAGCGGATGTATCTCTGCACCGGCACCTGTTCGGTCCATGCGGCCTGCGCAGGCACGCCCGGCACGTCGATGGCCTTCCGCACATCCCTGCCGCCGCCGGGATACTCCGTTACGGTCTCGTAGTGGCTCACTTCCTCCACGCCTTCCACGGCGGGGTGCTCCACTGGTTCGGTGTCGTCCACCAGATACCCAAGCGTCAGGTCAGGGGTCTCAATGGCCGCACCGTTCTCGTCAATGATCTTCATGGTTCAAAACCTCCTTTCTCAGGCCACGCGCCGCCAGATGTGCACATAGTAGGCGGCAGGCTGCACGGTGGCGCTGCGGCCGTAGATGGCATTAGACTTGGACGCATCCAGACTGAACTTATATACATCAGAAAAGGAATTGTATTCGCCCGTAGATGCAATCACGTTGCCGGCAGTGAATGCGCCGGATACCTTATGTTCACCCTTTTTTACATCCGCGACAAAAGAGCCTGTGATGTTCGGCAGTCCGGCCTCCACGGTGGTGCCCGCTGCGTGGCCGCTGCCAGCACCCATCAGTACCCGGTTCTGCGCAATCTCCTGCCATGTACCGCCGAACAGTGCGGCAGGGCTTGTACGGGCGGTGCTCTGGTAGATGCTGCCCACGGGAAAAGGATCCACGCTTTTCAAGCTTTTCAACAGCGCATCCACCTCGGCACGGGTATAAAAGCTGCCACCCCTCATGGATTCGATCACGGCCTTCCACTGCTGCACCAGCGTGCCGGTGGGGATGCCATGCACACCATCCCGCATCACGCCGCAGACGGTCTCATCTGCGCGCGTGTCGTAGATGTCGGCGGCGGTAACGGCGGTGGAGCCTGCAGGGCGCTTGATCTCGGCAAGGCAGAGGTCGTAGATCAGCTCGGTGCGGGTGATGGCCGGGGCAGCAGGCCCGGCAGAATTCGGGACACCTTCCAGCACCTGCAGGCTGGTCTTTTTGGCGGCGGCATCGTAGCGCAGCACGATGCGGTCAATGCGGCTGCGTACAGGGTCCGCTTCGGTGAGCACCACGGTGGTGGGCTGCTCCATGATGATGCTGCGGCCCTTGAACCGCGCCGGGCGCACCCATGCCTGACCGGCGCTCACCTGCACGCTCAGGCCGCCCTGTGCCGTGACGGAGAAATCCTCCTCGGCGCTGTACACGCCGCTCAGGCGGGTGGCGAGGTAGCCCGAAGCGTCGTCGGCATCGTAGGTAATGCCGTTTTCGGGGTAAGTAATGATATCAGCCATAAAGTCCTCCTAAGTCTTGTGCCATGTGGGCGTACCCAGCCGGATGGTGCGGGTGGTGCCGCTGTCCTCGCTCTGGGTGATGATGTCGGCCACGCGCACCATGGCAGTGTAGCCCAGCTGAGGCAGGCTTGCGCTCAACACGTCGCCCACCTGCAGGGTATCATCGTCCACGTCAAACTCGATGGACCCGGTGCGCAGCTGGGCCAGAAGCTTTTCGCCGCCCCGGTCAGCCAGCTTTGCCAGATAGCTCTGGCTGGTGCTGGTCTCGCCGTCCTCCGGCTGCACGTCACGGGCATCGACGTACATTTCCCGCCGGTCGGAGCCGGTAGCGTTCACATCGCCCACCCAGACGGTGGCGCGCTCGTCACCTTCGCCAGCGCCCTGCACAAGGGCGATGTTGGCGTAGTCGGTGTCGGTAAAGCTCCACCCGGCATTCAGCAGGTTGCCCCACCGGGGGCTGTATCTGCGGTTCGGGTCGAAGGTGGGCCGGAAGCACTTGAAGAGCAGCTTTTTCTTGCTGCCCTTGCCGTCCAGCACGATGCGGAACCCCAGATCACAGGCCTGCCCGATGGTCTTGCAGTAGTCGAACACCGTACCGCCGGAGGTCTGCTTTTCAAAGGTGGTGTCAAAGCCGTACTCGGTGCCCAGCGCAAGGCGGGGCCATGGCTTTGCGGCGCTCACAAGACTGCGCATGGCGGCTTCGGCGTTCTGGTTCTTGATGCTCACCGCAGACACCCGCTTGGTCAGCAGCCATGTTGCCGGGTAGCCGCTCACGACCAAATTCGCGTCCTCGTTCTGGTTGGCGCGGGAGCAGATGCGCATGGGGATGCGGGGGTTCTCGTCGCTGCGCACCAGCCAGCGGCCCTCCTGCAAAAGCTGCAGGTTCTCGGTGGTGGGGCGCACTTCCAGCGTGAAGCTGCCCTCGGAGTAATAGGGACTGTCCCAATAGAGGGACACCCACACGTCCACCCAGCCCACGCGGGCAAGGGTGTCTGCGTCCAAAACGTCCAGTCTCATAACGGTTCGGGCAGGATGCCCGCCTCCATCGGGTAAAAGCTCACGGATGCCTGCAGGTAGCCGGAGCCGTTCTCGGCCTGCATGGAGAGCATGTTATCGCCGGGCTGCAGCTCGGTGAGGGTGCTGTCCTCGTCCAGCTTGGAGAAGATGTTCTCGGTCACGCCTGCCCGGGTCAGAGTGCAGGCCAGCCGGTCAGAGGTGCTGCGGTAGATCTCCAGCGTCTCGTCCGGCTGCAGGGTCAGGCCAAAGCCGATGAAGGCCCCGGTCTGCAGATCCACCACCTTTGGATGCGTCACCGGCATGTCGCACCGCAGGGTGGCCGTGAAGGGCACCGGCAGGCTGCCCTCGTTGCGTAGCACTGCCGCCGTGCCGTCCCGCTTGATGCCGTAGATGTGGCTGTCGTAGCAGACAGGAAAGCGGAACGCCTTTTCGTACCCGCCCAGCACGCTGCTGACGGCGTTGAGGTCGTACCAGAAGGGCTTTTCGCTGTAGAGCATGAGCGAACAGCGCGGCTGCGGCGTGTAGCTGGAAAAGTAGGGCGTTTTCTGCAGCACAAAGCGGGTGAAATAGTGGTCGCCAAAGTACAGGGTGCCCTTGGTGAAGTAGGGCAGCTTTTTGCTGAAATCCCGGGCATTGTCCAGCGCATACGCGCCCCAGAACACCACATCGAGGGTGCGGGACACGCCGGAGACGCTCTGCCCCTCCACGGTGTCGCCCACCTGATTGACACCCTGCGCGGTTTTCAAGTCCACGTCGATGCCGTTCAGCGGGTCGAGAAAGTAAGGGGCATCGTAGTCCCAGCCCAGATGCAGGACGGCACCGGCATCTGTCACGACCTTGAGATGGTCTTTAAAAAGCACAGTGTCCTCCTTTCATCGTTTGCGGGCCTTGGCCTTGTCGGCTTCCCAGCGGGCTTCCCGCTGCTGTGCGGCGGCGGTGTCGTGGCCGTTGTAAAAGTTCTGGGTGATGTTGGTATCACCCTCGCGGTGGTAGCTGTTGGCAGCAGACACCACCTGTGCGGTGCCGGATGCAGCCACGGTGGAGCCGAGGCGCATGTTGTCGGAAAGCACCAGCGCCCCCGCCTGCCGGATCATGTCGGCAAGGGCAGAGTTGGTCTTTTCCAGCGCCTTGGTGTTGGCGTTGATGGCATCTTCCAGACTGCCGGTGCCGGTGGTGATATCCACGCTGCCCATGCCGCCGGAGCCGGAGGACCCGCCGGAAGAGCCGCCGCGCCCGGACGAACCTTTCTTACTGAAAGAGCCGCCGATCGAGGCAACGATGCCCGCGATGACGGCAGCAAGGGCTACGCCCGCTGCGATCATCAGCAGAGCCTGCGGAGTGCCAAAGCCAGTAGGGAACAGCGCCGCAGCGATGGCATCCAGCATTGCTACGAACGCGCCGCCGATAGACCCGATCAGGCCGCCCAGCGAAGCGAGGATCTCCGGGAATGCAGAGATCAGGCCGCCTTTCATGCCCTGACTGATGGCAAGGGCCGCATTGCTCAGCGGTGTTTTCAGCCCGCCGAAGATCTCTATCAGGGTGGAGCCGAGGCCCTGCGCCTGCTGCCAGACCTCAGAGAAGCCGCTGGTCAGGCCGTTCACGATCTGCCCGCCCAGATCAATGGCACCCTGCACCAGCTGATCGCGGGCACCGCCCAGCGCTTTGTTGAGCTTAGTCACGATGCCAAGGGCAAAATCATTGACCTGCTTTTTCTGGTCGGCGGTCAGGCCGCTGTAGATGGTGCTTGCGACCCACTTGCCGATGCTCAGCCAGTCCTGGTTCTTGACGGCGGTGTACAGATCATCGAAGGTGCCAAGCACGCCGGTATCTGCTTCGGTCTGGATCTCCTTCCACAGGCCGTCAAAGGTGTCCGCGCTGGACTTTTTGATCTGCTCAGCCACCTGCACGGTGCCGTCGGCCGCGATGGTCTTGACCCGCTCGATGGTCACGAGGGCACCGTCCACGATGTCGTCGTAGACCTCGGTGATGACCTGCTTCTGGGTCTCGGTGCCGTCGGTCAGGGTCTCGGTGACGGTCTGGGTGGTGGTCTTGACCCCGTCTGCCAGCGTCTCGAAGGTGGAAGTGACCGTCTTGGCGGTCTCCCGCACCGTCTCCATGGTCTGCTTGACGGTCTTGGTGCCGTCGGCGGCAATGCTGGTGACGGTCTTGATGTCCTTCAGCACACCGCCCACCATCTGCCGGGAAGTCTCGGTGATGGTCTGTTTCTGCTGGGTGACGCCGTTCGCCATCTGTTCAGTGACGGTCTCCACGGTCTTGGCCACGCCATTGGTGAGGGTGGTGGTGCTGTCGGTTACGGACGCGACCACGGTCTTGGCTGCGTCCTTGACCTTCTTATTTCCACGATCGAGACCCTGAGCCAGACCGTTGCAAACCTGCACGCCGATCTCGTCAAAGACTTTGGACGGGGAGTGGATGCCCAGCCGCCCCTTGACCCCGGAGACAAGGCCGTTAATGCCGTTGCTGACCCACTTGGCCAGGCTGTTCCATGCGCCCTTGATACCGTTCAGCAGGCCGCTGACGATGTTCTCGCCGATATGGCCCCACTCGTCCATGCTGCCGTCCCACACGCCCACCAGCTTTGCCACGCAGGCGAGGGCGGCCTCCGCCAGATTCTCAAGACTGCAGACAATACCGTCCACCAGCGTGGTCAGCATAGCTGCACCGCACTTGAGGATGTCCGGCAGATGGGCGATCAGGGCAGCTGCCCATTTGGCGATCAGGGCAGCTGCCGCCGTGATGAGCTGGGGCAGGTTATCGGTGATGCCGATGACGAGGCTCTCCAGCAGCTGCATACCGGTGTCCATGATCTCGTCTGCGTGGTCGCCGAGATAGAGCATAAACTCTGCAATGATCTCGGTGGCACTGGTGAGCAAGGCGGGAGTGGCATTGATGATGCCTTGCGCGAGGGCTGCCAGAACCTCAGCACCGGTGTCCAGCATGGCAGGCATCGTGTCGGTCAGGTTCTGGGCCAGCTGGGTGATGATCTCCACGCCGGTCTGCATCAGGCCGGGCAGCTGTGCCGCGATGCCCGCCGCCAGATCGGAGATGATCTCACCGGCAGCGGCCAGCATAGCTTCGGGGCCACCCTCAGACAGGGCAGTGGTCAGCTGGGTGAGGCAGTCTGTGCCCCACTTGACCGCTTCAGTCAGGGTGGGTTCCAGCTCATCATAGACGGCCAGCTGCATCCCCTCGAACGCCGAGGACATGATGGTCATAGCGCCCTGCAGATTGTCGATCTGAGTTTCTGCCATCTGCCCCATGGCACCGTCAGCGCTGTCGATCTGGGCGGCCAGCGTGTCCCACTGTTCGCCCTGTGCTGCCAGCAGGCCGTTGACGGCGGCGAGGTCGGTCTTGTTGAACAGCTGGTTGATGATGCTGTCCTTCTGGCCCTGCGTCATGCCCTTCATGGCACTGTTCAGGTCGCTCAGAATGTCGTTCAGCCCGCGCATTTTGCCCTGCGAATCGTAGACAGAGAGCCCCAGCTTCTGCATCTTTTTGGCTGCTTCGTCGGTGGGGGACTGCAGCGACAGGATGATGTTGCGCAGATGGGTACCGCCCTCCGCGCCCTTGATGCCCACGTTTGCCAGCAGACCCAGCGCAGTGGTCAGCTCGGTGGTGCCGCCTTTCAGGTTTGCGGCGGTGCCGCCCACCGTCAGGATGGCTTCACCCAGCTGCGAAACGTTGGCATTGGCCTTGCTGGCCGCCATGGCCAGCTTGTTGCCGAAGTCGTCCACGTTCTGTTTGTTGGCCTCGATGTTCAGTGAGGCCATAGCATCGGTGACGAGGTCGGAGGCGTAGGCTAAGTCCATGCCGCCAGCAGCGGCCAGATTCAGCACGCTGGGCAGCACCTCGGCGGCTTTGTCAGCGTCATAACCTGCCAGCGCCAGATAGTTCAGCGCGTCCGCTGCCTGTGTAGCGGTGAATTTGGTGGTGCTGCCCATCTCTTTGGCGACCTTGGTCAGATTGTCGATCTGATCCACCGTGGTGCCCATGGTGGCGGCTACCTGGGACATGGACGCATCAAAATTCATGCCGACGCTGACCGAGGATTTTGCTAGACCCGCCAGCTTAGTGGCGGCGGTCTTGGTCAGGTCGGAAATCAGATTACCGGCGGCAACCGTCATGCTGGATACGCCTTTGGTAAAGCCGCTGGTGTCCAGCTTGGTATCGCCGGTAATGCTGTAATCTGCCACGTGTGTCCACCTCTCAGTCGTGAGCGCGGGCACAAGGGCACAGGCTTAAAGTTTTATCTCGATTTCCCGCTTACAGGCGGGATTTTTGCATTTTACCCACACGCCGACAGCTGCGGCGTGTGGCTCTGCCCATACCGGGAGCGGCCTGCCGCAGTGCGGGCAGGGGATGGGGGCGCGTTCAGCGGCCACGGAAACGGGCAATGAAACTTGCATTGTGCTCTTCGACGGTCTGCGCACGTGCTGCACCCCCTCTCAGCTCAGCGGGCAGGGCAAAGCGTTCCCGCTGCTCTTCGTAGATGCGGCGCTTCTCCGGGTCCATGTCAGAAAGGTCTGCGGTGCGCCAGTCGATGATGCGGCTGAACATGCAGTCCTCGCCGATCACGCCCCGCAGCAGTGCCCGGAAGCGGAACCAGTGGACGTGCTCGGTCGTCAGGTCGATGCCGTACAGCCGCTGGAACGCCGCCACGATATACGGAGCGTCGCACTGGTAGTCAAAGGGCAGTGTAGCTGGTGCCTCCGAAACGCCGGAAGTGTCACCACCGGATGCCGCCTTTTCACCTGCCTGATAAAATTCCAGCAGGTGCTGGTAGCCGTCAAAGAGCATCTGGTCGTCCGTCAGAAAGCAGTGCGGGTCCTTGTAAAAGCGCCAAATTGCGCTCCGGGCAAAGCCCACCGGGTCGGTGTTAACACTGCCCCGGACATAGGAGTTGACCAGCCAGACCATGGGCCGGAAATCCGGGACGATCTCGTGTCCGTGCCACCGGGTGGGCAACTCGTCCAGCAGCAGATCAGACATGGCGCTCTGCGGCGATCTGCAGTGCGTATGCCGCCAGCTGCTGCATGGCATCAGGATCGTCCCGCAGAGCGTCTACGGCCTGCCGGGCATCGATCAGCTGCTCGGTTTTCTGCTCGTCGGTCAGAGCGGGAACCACCACGTCGGGCTCACCGCCGTAAGAGACCTCAGTCTGACCACGGATGAAGGTGTCCTCGGTCGTAGTCTTGGGCGTAGAAATGACCTTGTAGGGGACGGTCTTTTTCTGTTTGGCAACGGCACGGCGCTGCTCGCGGTTCATGGGCATTGCAGCCGCCTGCTTTACGGTGGCCTGTTCTGCGGCGATGGCTTCCTTGATGGCGTTCGTCACACGGACACATGCGCCGAAGTTGTTTCCGTCCAGGCCCAGACGTTCTGATGCGCCCTCGCCCAGCAACTCGTCGAAGTAGCCCATCATAAGGCGGCACTGGCCGCGCAGGATGTCGGCGGGGCCCGTATGCGCGCGCTTGCTCTCGCGGTCAGAAGCCGCCTGCATGTGCTGCTGTGCCGCGTCCATACGGTCGAGGTCGTTAGCGTTCAGCGCCGAAAATTCAAATTCCTGCCCACAGATGATCATGTATCTGTACCTCCTATAAAATGCGCCCCTGCCAGAGGTGACAGGGGCGATATTGGTTTTATGTTACGCGGTGACGTCGGTCAGGTAGTCAAAGTCCTTAGGGATGCCCACTGCCTTGACATCCACAGCAAAAGTGGCGGGGGCGTTTGCGGAGCCGCCCACGTCGCTGGTGACGACCAGAGAAGCATTGCCCGTCTCGCCCTTACCGGTGCGGACGCTGAAGTAAACGTAGGGTACGATCACGTCCTTACCGGTGCCGTACTTGATTTTGTGGCTCAGCACAAAATCCTGAAACGCGTCGCCTACGCAGCGGTTGCCGTTGACAGCAAGGGTGCGCTGGGTGCCGGTCTTGGTGGTGACGGTACCGGTGCGGATGAACGCCTCGTCCGTGGTGGAAGCATTCAGGGAGCCGGAGTGCTCCTTCACGTGGTCGGCGCAGACGATCCATGCGGATTCTTTGGTCTGCTTGGTTTTATCAGTCTGAATAGCGAGGATGAAGTCGTCGGTGTTCTCCTCGCCTGCATAGTCGGCGCTGGGCTCGATGTCCTTCTCGGACTTGAGCGCGGCCAGAGTTTCGGCAACAGTCATAGATTATCTCCCTTTCTGGTAGTACTGGAGTTGAAGTTGGATCTGGAAGCGGCAGCTGCTGGCATCCTGGCTCATGATGTATCCGGGGGACAGGCAGACCACCTTTTCGGCCTTTTTGCCGTCAGACAGCGCGGGAAGGTTCCGCCGTCCGGACTGTTTCTCTACCCACTCGGCAAATTCATCCCAGAACGCGCTGTTCGCGGCCTGCTGGACGACCTTGGGCGAGTAGGCCATACGGGATGCCAGAACATAGTTCTTCGCCCGGCGGCTGCCGAGGAAGAACTGCTCCAGCACCATTGCCGTGGGTGTAGCTTCCAGCGAGAACTGCATCTGCCCGGTGTCGGCACCCAGATATTCGATGGAGAACACGACATCCCCGTCGTTGAGCGTCGTTGCCAGCGGGCAAGAGGCCAGCCAGTCCAGCATGGCTTTGATGTCTGCGGTCTGGTTCATTTGTTGACCTCCTTAGCACGGGTCTTGACAAACTGGATAAAGTCCTCTTTGTGGTCGTCTACGCAGCGCTCGCCCCAATGAGGCCCGCAGCCGTCCTCTCGGACACCCTGCCCACAGGGCAGACGGTAGTACTGCGCGGCTGCGTAGGGCGTGGTGTGCCGGATCAAGCCGCTGCCCAGCACCGTGCTGTCCTTGGCGCTGCCTCGCAGCGCCCCAGTGCGTACCGGGACATAGGGTGTGACCAGCCGGATGAACTCGCCGTCCGCTTCCTTCTGCAGGCGCTGAAAGCCTGCCTCGGTGCGCTTCTGGAAGTTCGGGTCCCAGTGGATGCCGAGGTTGATCGGGCCGCTCATCCTGACACCTCCACGTACCAGTGCGGGCAGCGCCCGTCCCGGTTATCCTGTACGCTGGTGACGGTGCCGACGTGCCCGCTGGGCAGCGTTACCTTGTCCTCCGGGGCCAGCGTCCAGTGACAGGCCCTTGCGGCTTCGTCTGCGGCCTTGAAGGCGGCAGGGTCGAGAAAGGTACTTGCTGCGTCCAGCGACGGTTCTGCTGTGCTCTGTGGGGCCGCTGTGGAGTGGCCCGGAAAAATGCAGATCTCGGAGTTGCTTTTCGGGGCAAAGCCGGAGCCTGCACCGGACTGTGCGCCGGTACCGGCTGCGGCCACCTCGCGGCAGCTCACGCCAGACAGCACCGTGGTGTAGCTGGTGCTGCCAGTGCCCCGCCGGATGTAATGCACCAGCGTGACACTCTTTGTTGCGAGAAGAGGTTTGCGCATGGCGGGCCTCCTCTCAGCGTCTGCGGGGCGGGTGATACATGCCGCCCTGATACAGCATCCACCGGGTAGACGGAGCAGAGAGCACCTCGTTCACGATCTGGCTCTGCCGTTTGCCCAGATACGCCTGCATATCCGTGCCGCTGGCATAGCTCTCGGTGTAGCCGTGATTATTCACACTGGTCACACCGTCCCAGCTGGCGCTGACCTCTTCGGAGAGGGCCACCAGCCGGGCCTGACACTGTGCCAGAAGCGCCAGCTGTTCGGGCTCTTTGGCAAGGCTGGCGCACCAGCGTGTGGCGCTCTCGATGAAGAATGCCGCGTCCACCGCCCGAGGGGTGAACTCTGCCTCGGTCAGCGCAGATCCGGGGTGCTGCGCGAGGTACTCAGGGTAGGTCAGCCAGCTGTCCATAGGTTACTCCTCGACAAAGTTTGCCTTGGGGATGGTGATCTTGCCCATGCGCACGTTCTTGTGGTCGAACTTCAGCGCCCAGTTTGCCTTGTTGGTGAACTCGTCATCCGTCGGGGTGGGCTTGTTGATCTTATCGCCGTCAAAGGAGACACCGTTCGGGTGCAGGATGAAGGAGCGGTTATTGTACAGGATATCGGTGCCGCCTGCCTTGGCCGCGTCATACTCGGTGTAGTCCGGGGTGATGACCTTAGGATTGGCAGCCAGAACGGAACCCTGACCCAGCAGGAAGCTGTTGTAGTTGGTGCCGTCGTCGGTGCCGCGGTCATTCTCGACCACGACCAGACCGTTGATGGTGGGCAGGCTGACCTCCTTCTGCAGCACGTTGGTGATCACGTATTTGTTGTAGTTCAGCAGGCCCAGCTTCTTGTACTCGGCCAGAATCTTGGAGTGCACCACCAGCAGACCAAACTTGCCGGAGAAATCGCCCAGGGCGGACTGCTGCACATCGATCAGCTGGTTTGCAGTGACACCGCCGGTCTTGACGGTCAGGGTATGGTTTGCCAGCCCGGACAGGCCCAGAACGGAATCCACCAGCTTGACCAGCAGGCTCTGCTTGTACATGCGCCAGTAGCGTCCGGTGTTGCGGGCAACAGCGGCCATGGGGTCGGCTGCAGTCAGCTCACGGGTCAGCTCGGTGGCCTTCCATGCCTTCATGCGGTCGATGCGGATCCAAGACTGCTTGCCGCCGGAGATCTCGGTGGGCACGTTGTCAGTGGTGCCATCACGGACCAGCGGGGCATCGGTGTCAGGGTCCAGCGGGTTATAGAAACGGATGGTGCCCATCGTGCCGCCGTTGTCCAGAGAAGCGGCCAGGCTCTGGTCGCTTGCCAGAATGCCGGAGGCAAGGATGGAATCGGAGAAGGTGGCCTCCTGATCCACGAAGCCCTGATAGACCTCGGGGTCAAACGGAAAACCGCCAAAAGTGCCGGGAATAGGCATAGTTCAGTTACCTCGTTAGTGTCGTGCAGCTCTCACCAAAGCAGAGAGCTGCTGGAAAAGTGCCGGGTTACGGGTGCGCAGGGCCATGCGTTCCGCGCCGGTCATTGCCAGAAACTCCTGCAGGGTGGGCTGTGCGTTGCCGCCCTGGCTGCGGGGCTTCGGGATGATGATCGGGTTGCCCTGGGGCTCGTTGCCCGGCTGCGGTTCGGGGCCTGCGCCGTCCTGCGGGGCGGGGGCACCCTGCTGGAACAGGTACGGCTTGCGGGATTTGAGGTCAGCGAATGCCTGCTTGACATCCTCAGCCTGATTCTTGCTCTCGCGCAGTGTAGCTCTGTTCGGCAGCAATGCGATAGCATCGTTCTCGTCCAGAGCACCGGCCTCGTGGGCCGCAGCGCGCAGCACACCGTTGAAGGCGAACTCTGCAGCCTGCTGGCTCAGCTGATTGGTCAGGTTGGTGATCTGACTGCGCAGATCATTAACGTCCACGCCGTCGAAGGCCGCCAGGCCCTGCTGTGCAGTGGCCAGCTGCGCCTGCAGGCCCTGTACAGTAGCCTGATGGGCGGCTGCGTCCAAACCGTGCAGCCGCATCACTGCGTTGATCTGCTCTTCGGTCAGGCCCTCGATGGCTTTCAAATCCTCACGTTTCATGGTCTACCTCCCATTGGGCCTACCGCATTGTTGTCGCGCTGCTGTGCGCGGGCCCTTGCACCTCTCTGACACCGGGTGCGCGGTGTAATCTGGTGCTATCGTATCACACTCCGGCGGGTAAAAACGTTATGACTTGAGCGCTTGCATACCTGAAACAAAGCATACCAAAATCCCTATAAACCCTACGCGTGCGGGCATCAAGCGCGTTCTCACGCATGTATATTCTTCTTTTCTTCTGTTCAGGGTCAGGATAAGAACTTGAGTATGCCTCTGTATGTTTTGCCCCAAAACCCGCATGAACACTCACTTTTTCGTGGCTACAAAGTTTGTATGCAACCTTTTGTTGCAACTGACAAGATTTTTGTTGCAACTGTATGCAAGCAAAACACCCCGCGCCGGGAGGATTGTCCTCTTCAGCGCGGGGTGTTTTGTGGTGTAGCGGTCACTTCTCGTCCGGGGCGAGGATAAGCTGGGAGCCATCCGGGAGGATGAATGCCAGCCTTGCGCCGCAGAGGACGGCAGCCTTGGCGAGGTCTTTTGCCGACCAGCTGTCCCTGCGCAGCTTGTTGCTCATGGCCTGCGGGGTGGTCATGCCGAACGCTGCGGCAAAAGTGCTTTGGTCGGTGCTGGTCAGTTCCAGCAGGGCTTTCACTCTGGATGATGTGGTCATTTTGGGTCACTCCTTCCTGCCACAAGGATATGACTTGCCGGGGCAAAAGTCAACAACAAAAAGAAATTAAAAAATAAATCAAAAACAACTTGACTTTGTTTCTGCGCAGAGGTAACATACAGCCATCGGAAGGGTTTCTGGATAAAAAATAACGGAGGAAAACGAAAAATGGCAAATCCGAACGAGATGAGCAAGACCGAGATGCGGCTGGAAATCAACGCGGCCGAAGCAGTGGTGAACAATGGCGGTACCCTTTCGCAGGAGCAGTGGGACCGCGTGTTTAAGATGCTGCAGCTGGTCAAGGAGGGCTAAACCATGAAGAAGAAGGAACTGCGCGGCCATCTGGGGATGCTGGCGTTCAGTATGGACTCTCAGTGGTGCGTCATGCACCGGGAGGACCTGCCGGAGCCGACCCGGGTGTGCGCCGAGGGTCAGTACCAAGGGATGATCTTCACCCTCACCGTTCTGGGCGGCGACTGGGTACGGGATGCCAAGGGCAAGCACCGGGTGTTTCTGATGGGCGAATCCAGCCGTGACACCGACGAGTACACCAACAAGGAGGACTGAACCATGCGTGATCTGAGCATCGAAGAGATCAAGACCGCCGCCGATCCGGTGGCTGCCTGCAAGGAGCAGATTCGCCGCTGGAAGATTTCTTATTCCCGCTACTGCGGCTCCCGCCGCGGCGGTCTGTATTATGAGGATCATATCGCAGCACTGGAAAAGTTGCTGCACGAGCTGAAGGAGGACTGAACCATGAAATTCTATTACAAAGGCCAGCTGGTGCGCACCAGCAAGACACATGCCTACAACTGGGCAATCCTCGAAGAGAAGGACGACGGCACCTTGAAGGTCTACGGCTGCCGGGCTGAACGGGCAGCAGCTGACACCGAACTGACGCAGGTCATTCGCAGGGGACACCCCTATGCGAGGGTCGTCCCTCTGGACACCGAGCCGAACCCTCCGGCGCTGACCTTAGACCAGTTCATGGCTCTGGCCCGCGAGAACTACGGTAAGGGCGGCGACGGCTACGTCGAGTGCTGGGACGACCGTACCTTCGCCTATTTCGTGAAAGAGTTCGGGCCGATCACGAGGGCCAGCGCGCTGGATGCTTTTGCGCAGGCGCTGGATCAGGAGAACGAAGAGCGGGCAATCGCTCAGGCTGCAATGAAGGGAGAGCTGTGAAATGATGGTGTTTGAGATTACCTACCGCTGCCGGGAAAAGGATGAGGATGGTCAGATCGTGGAGGGCGAAAACTGTTGCCGCCTGCGGGCGAAGGAAGATCAGGTGGTCGATCTGCACAATCATGGGCGCTACGCGCTTTCCTATGCCGCGCGCGGCTGGGTCGAGGAGGCAATCGCTGCGGTGGAGCGTCTGCAGGGCAGGGAATACGTGCCCGGTAGCATCTGCGACATCCGCTTGGCAAAGAAGGAGGACTGAACCATGAAAACCGTGAAATACCGCGACTACCAGGCCGCTCTGACCGCACTGAAGAATCAGTTTGAAGAGGACGGCATCAACATCTACGACATGGTACGGACCCCGGAGGACCCCATCCGGCTCGGCGTGAACTGGGCCGCCTGCGGGACGGTCCTGCCGAAGGACGCCGCGAAGTTCGGTGACCGGCTTCTGGACGCGGCCATGGCGGCGGAAGAGTTCCTGTATAACGGCTATGTGATCGACTACAGTAAGTGAATTACCGATACGAGAAAAGCCCTGAAGGTGCATTCCTTCAGGGCTTTTGCTTTGCTCATTTGTCAGCTGATCTTTTCAACTTCGCCGGTTTCCTTGTCCACAAGATATTCGGCCAGAACTGTGCCGCTACCCAGAGTATTTGCGTCATGCTCCTCTTTGGGGACGTAGTCCTGCACGGTTACATCCAGTTGCCCGCCTATGCTCATGATCTTCGTGGTGGTGTTGTAGTTGAAGTTCACAATAAAGTGGATCTCGCTGTCGTCGGTGAAATACTGCTTGTAGTAGTCCAGCGCATACTCGCTCATGTCGATGTTCTCTGCAATCAGCGAAATACGCCAGTTGCCGGTGCTATCGTTGCGCACCTTGCTTACCGAGAACTTGACGCCGTCCAAAGGCGAAGCTTCGGTGCTGACTGCGCTCTCCGGTGCAGCACTAGTGCTTTCCGGCTCGGTGCTGACGCTCTCGCTCACGGAACTGGCCGGCGCGCTGGATGCTGCGCTACTGGCGGTGCTGGAAGAGCTGCCGCCGCAGGCGGTCAAGCCGAGTGCGAGGGCGAGCAGCACAATACCCGCCCGGATTCGATTCTTGATCTTCATAGTGTGAAACCTCCTTTATTCTGGCCTGAATTATAGCACGGCCTTTTCAAGAAGTCCAGCACACTTATTTTCGTGCCTGCGCGGCTGCGCTGGCCGCTTCGCTGCGGCCAAAGCCGGGCACGCTCTCCCGCAGCTGGTACTGCTGCAGCCCGGTCTGACTGAGGAAGTCTTTCATCTTTGCACGAGAGGCCGCCAGCTTTGCCGCTGCGGCCTTTTCGGCATCCTTCTGGCCGCTTTCCTTCGCCACAAGAAACGCCCGCTTGTCGGCCCTGATCTGCCGCTCTTGGGCGCGCTGCATCTGGGTGGCCTTGTACCGGTCAATATCCTTACCGTTGTAGGTCACGGTAGCAGCATTGATCGCAGCCAGCCGTTCGGGGGTGTAGCTGCGAACACTTGCGCCCTCCCAGTACATTGCCCAGTTATGGGCACAGTTGGCCCCCATGAAGCCGCGCACGTCGCCGTAGCCGATATCGTCCAGCGAGAGATAGCCGTGCCGACCGCTACGGCTGACGATCTGGCCCTGCCACCAGCTGTGGTTGGTCAGGTCCTGCCCGCCGTCGCCGGTGCGGGCACCCACGTGGGCATCCAGCTCCATCAGATCGCATTCCAGTGCGTCTGCGTTGTGGCGGGTGATCTCTCCGGCAGTCTGGTTGATGCCGGTGCGGGTAGCCCGCAGCACCACTACGTCCAGCGTGTCCACGTGGCCGCTGGGGTAGGTGATAGCCCCCACACCTTTTGCTGCTAAAGCATTCAACGCTCGCCGTGCTGCATTGTCGGAGCTGAACGCGCCGCTGGCGGCATCCATGTGGGCCATGTCCAGATAATACGCCAGCTGCCGCTGAGTGGTCTCCACCATGTTCTGGTTGCCCATCACAGCGCGGGTCTGGGTCAGGTTGTACAGGGTGTTCATGGTGCGCCGGTAGCCGCTTTCCAGCAGCTGCTGCGCTTCCTCACTCTCGCCCAGAGGGGCCAGAGAGCGGCCTGCCGCGGCTGCATCCAGCATGTCCTTGGTGTATGCTTGTTTTATTGCCTGGGCAAACACAGCGGCTTCCTGGGACCCCAGCTCCTGCACAATGGTCTGCATCTGCCGCAGAAGGTATGCCCGGCTCGCGCCCAGCGCCTGCGCCCGGAAGCTCTGCCACTCCGCTGTGGAGGTGATCTTGCCCGCCTTGATGATCCGGCGCACCATGTCCCGCAGGATACGTTCGTTCAGCTCGTCCCACGGGGCCGCCATAAGCCCGGCGTAGCCGTTAACTTCGTCCGGGGTCAGCATGGCGTTACCCGGTGGTGGCGGCCGCCCTCTACCGTGACCTCAAAGCCCAGCAGCCGGACAATGCGCAGGGCCTCGTAGTATTTCTCCCACAGCGCAGGGCTGCGCAGAATGCGTGCGTTCGCCATCAGCCAGTCCAGCCGTTCCGCGGTCTGCTTCATCCGGGCGAATTTCGTTTTAGCCGTCGCCATTGTCGATCACTCCTTTCAGGATGTCATTGGCCCCAGCTTCCTGCTGGATGGCCTGCACTGCCCGTGTAGCGGTCTCTTCGTCCTCGCCAAAGAAGTGCCTCCGGTACTCGGTCTTGCTGCGCAGGCCCATGCTGACCTCCTGCTGCCACTGGGCCATCTCGGACAGGCGGTCAAGGATGATGCTGTCATCCCACTTGAAGGAGATGTTCAGTTTGCCTTTGCCGGGTGCGCCGGGAATGTGATCTGCCCAGTAGTCCAGCGCATCGATCAGGCCGCGCAGAGTGTCCTCCAGTGCTGCCTGAAGGTCGGAGACCGTGGAGTACAGCTTCTGCTTGCTGCTGACGATCTCGGTGGCGGTCTTTTCCACGTCTGCCACCTGAGACAGCACACCGAAGCTCAGGCCCGCGTGGCTTTCCACATTGCGCAGATACTGGTTCAGACCGGACAGGTAGCTGCCGTCCCGCAGGGCGGGGGAGAACACCTGATAAAACGGGGCACTGTCCGTGATGCCGGTGTTGACGTTGATGCCGTGGAACAGCCGCTCTCTGTGGTGCGGTGCCGTGCTGTCGATGGCTTCCGGCGGCACGCCGTATTCCCTGAGCGCCTGCGCTTTGGACAACTGCTGCCCGGTGGCGCTGGGCTTGAGAAATTTCTCATCCGTGTCTACCGCCAGCTCTCCGCCCTCGTACTCCCAGTCCAGCCGTGTGTACTGTTCGTCGGCATCGATGATCTGCTTGCGGGCGGGTTCAAACATAGCCGCGCCCAGCTCACTGTCCGGATCGACGCTGTTAACAATAGGCGTAACAAAATATCCCACCGGGAGCTTTTCCAGCCCGGTCAGGTACGCTACCGGCTGGATGTCGTCCCACTCCGGGCGGATGCTCAGATCCTCCGGGCTGCCGAGACTGTCCTGTGTTGCGCTGCGGAAGGCCAGGTTGACCACTTTGGTGCAGGGAAACTGTGTGGGCGCTGCAAGGTCGTAATCTTCCAGCTGCGCCAGCTCTTCATCCCGCAGGTCTGCGCGGCTTTCCAGCACGTGCATCCACTCCATGCGGTGGTAGTAGTTATCGTCATCCTGAATGCTGTCGATGAACACGCCCTCGGTCAGGCTGCCCTCCACGTCGTGGGCCACGGGGAAGTACCGGGACGCGTTGCAGAAGGAAATACCCAGCTTTTTGCCGCTCTGGTAGGGCTTCCAGATGCCGCTGCCAAGGGCCAGCGCCACCGTGAAGATGCGCCGTCTGCGGGGTGTGAGCACCCGCTGCAGCTGGGCGTTGATCCAGTCGGCACGGTCGCTGCCCTCCACCGTGGCTTCCAGCTCCAGCGTGGTCAGCCGTGCCAGCTCTGCGCAGATCAGCGCGGGCAGGTCGAGGGTCAGGGTTTCCGGATTCTTGTCCATCGGCAGGCCATTGATGGCTGCATCGTACCAGTCCTCAATGGCCCGCTGCATCCGGTTGGTGACAAGGGTCTTGCAGCCGATGATGTTCTCAATGTCGGCGTGGTTTATCATGCGTTCTGTACACCTCTCTTTTGCCAGACGTCCTCAAGGGCGTATCTGGTCATGTCGATGCTGTGGTTTGCCGCATCGACAAAGCCCGGCATCACTTCGCCGGTCTTTTTGTCGAGGGCGTACTCATACTCTGAAAATTCTCGGGCCGTCCATGGGCAGCGCTGGGGGTCAATGACGATCTTGGCGCGGCTCTGCAGCCACTTCATGCCGTCGGTGACGGATGTGCCGCCGTGGGCGGCGTACTTCCGGCAGCCACGCAGGCGGCTGAACCCCAGATCCCGCAGTGTAGCGATCGACCGGTTGGCCGCGCTGTCCGCGATGATCTCATCGTGGAGGTGCCGGTTGATTGCTTCTGCCAGCTGGGCATCGGTCTCTTTCTGGGCCCGGTGCTCCTCGTAGATGTAGACGGTCTGCCGGGCGTGGTCGTAGCTCATGCCGCCGAAATGGTTCGGGTCGGGGTACCAGCCGAAGTCCAGACCGTAATAGCGGCGGTCAAACCCGGCGATCTCCTCGCTGGTGATGGGCCGCAGCTCCAGATTCTCAAACACGGCGGTGCCGCAGCCCACCACCTCACCCAGATACTCGTGGGCGTAGGCCACCGGGTCACGCTGCTTCAGGGTCTCAGCGTCATCGAAGAAGCGGGGGCCCAGCCACTCGGGCGGGGTGGTCAGATAGGTGGTGTGGTGCCGGAACTGCTTCGGCTTTGCCTCCCGCTTGTACCGGTTGACCCAATGCCGCGCCATGGCGGGGGAGTTGAAGGTCTTGAAGGAAAAGCTGAAGGGGCCGCCACGGAACACCGACTGCTCCACGTTTCGTATCTCTTCGGGGCCGTCGTACTGGTCGAACTCTTCAAAGTGCATCACGCCGAAGTAGCCGAACGGTACGGCGATGGATTTCAGCTTGCCGGGGTCGTCCAGACCGTAGAACTGGATGGTCTGCCCGGTGGGGATATAGGTCAGGGTATAGGGCTTCTTGGTCTGCTTCCACAAATGCCGGATGCCCATGCGGTCGATGACGCGGTTGTACTCCGGCCAGACACTGGTGGCGAGGGTGTTGCCCACCTTGCGCAGGACGACCGCGTGGATGTTCGGCACCCGCATCACCAGCAGCACCACCTCGGTGGCGGCAAACGTCGATTTGAGAGAGCCGCGCCCTCCGTCGCCCAGATACTCGTTGTACTCACCCGACCAGATGGCGGTGTGGGCGGCGTAGTATTCAGGGATGATCAGGCTGCTTAGTTTCAGCTGCTGCTTCAGCAGGTTTGGGGGCTGCCGTCTTTGGTATGTCATCCACAAACACCACCTTTCCGTCGTAACCTCTCAGCTCCGGGTGCTCGCTCCAGTGCTCGGGGTCACGGTTTTTCAAAAAGAAGCACATTGCGCCCAGATCGCCGCTCTGGGCCTTTTTGAACAGGGCGTTCTCCACGCTGGCTAGCGCCGCCTCCGCGCCTACGCTGAGGGCCTGCTTGATGCGCGGGTCCTGCGTGCACCAGCGCCGGAAAGTGCGCACCGGCACGCCGATCTGCTCACAGATCTCCGCCTGCGTCAGACCGTGCATCGCCAGCCGCTGCAATCGCAGCAGCCCGCTGGGGCTGTTCCACTTGCTGATTTGGGATTCTCGTGCCAAGGTTTCACCTCCGTATGAGAAAACGGCACGCACCGGCTCTGCTTCCAGAGCCCTGCGGGCGGAGGATGACCCGTGTGCGTGCCGTTTTGGCTATGAAAAATGCCGGGGCGGGAAAGGAGTAAAAACCTGCCCCGGCGGGGAATGGTTATTTCAGGCGGACGGCCTTTTCACCGGTGAAGTCCTCCCAGCGCTGGACGATCACGTCCACATAGCGCGGGTCATACTCCATGGTGTAGCACTTCCGGCTCAGCTGCTCGCAGGCGATCAGCGTAGAGCCGCTGCCGCCGAACAGGTCCAGCACGGTCTGGCCGGGCAGGGAGCTGTTCTTGATCAGCCTGCCGCACAGTACCACCGGCTTCATGGTGGGGTGCTCCGCGTTGCGGGGCGGCTTGTCGCAGCGGATCACGCTGCTGGGCTTCTCCGTCAGCAGCGCCTGCGCCTTGATGGCCCAGTCCAGCAGCTGATCCTTCTTCATGTGCCGCAGATCGTCCGGCTTTGCATCGTCGATGACGGTGGTCTGGCTGCGGTCGTTGACAAAGTAGTGGTTCGCGCCGGGCTTCCAGCCGTACAGGCAGGGCTCGTGCTGCCACTGGTAGTCGCTGTGGCCGAGAACGAGGCTGTTCTTGACCCAGACCAGACACCCGTGCAGGCCCCATCCTGCCTCCCGGAACATGGCCCGGAACGCCTCACCCTCCGTGTCTGCGTGGAAAATGTACGCGCTGGCACCGGTGCGGCAGGCATCGAAGGCCCGGCTGTATGCCTGAAGCAGGAACTGCCGGAACTGGCTCTCCGCCATGTTGTCGTTCTCGATCTTCTTGCCGTTCGAGCCCTGATAATTCACGTTATAGGGCGGGTCAGTGAGCAGCAGATCGGCCAGCTGGCCGTCCATCAGCCGCTCCACGTCCTGCGGGCTGGTGCTGTCGCCGCACATGACCCGGTGGTCGCCCAGCAGCCAGATGTCGCCGCGCTGGGTGATGGGCTGCTCCGGGGGCTCTGCGGTGAAGTCGTCCTCTTTGACCTCCTCGTCGATCTTGATCTGGAGGTTCAGGCCGAAGTCGGTCATGTCGTATTCGATGCCGGTCAGCTCCTGCACCAGAAGCTGCAGGTCCCACTCGGCAACTTCGCCGGTGGAGTTGTCTGCGATGCGCAGGGCCTTGACCTTTTCTGGGTCGAGCTCTGCCGCAACGATGACCGGCACTTCCTGCAGCTTGAGCCTCCGGGCGGCCTTGTACCGGGTGTGCCCGGCGATGATCACGCCGTCCCTGTCCACGATGATGGGGGACTGGAACCCGAACTCTTTGATGCTGTTGGCCACGGCTTTTGCGGCCTCGTCGTTGCGCCGGGGGTTATTGTCATAGGGGCGGATTTCGTCCAGCCGTTTGTACTCGATTTGGTGTTTCACGCTCTCCATGCAATCCCTCCGGGCAATAAAATAGGCTCTCTGGCAATTGTACCAGAGAGCCTAGGGTAAAAACGTTATGACTTACTTTTTGGCTTTCGTCTTGGTGGTCTTGGGCTTGGCCTTTGCGGTCTTATCCAGCTTGGCATAGGGGTCTTTCCAACCATCAGGTTTCTCCCATTCGCCGGTGTGGATTTTCCAGTTGTCTACTGCGTAGGCGCGGGCGTCTCTGCCGTGTTTCCGCCCTTCAGGACTGTTTTCCAACTGAGAAATCAGCTTTTCTGCCTCTTTCGTGATTGCCATGGTAAATCCTCCTTACCAGTTGTTCATGTATGTGGTTGCCCCTGCGACGGTTTTCTTGCTCATGGTAAGCGCGCCTCGGTCAAGCGTCACTATGTATTGACCTGCGGAGCGTGATACTTGGGGGCTGAAGGTGTCGCGGACGATGACATTGCAGCCTCTTGCGGCGGCAAGAATTGGGTACAGGGATTCCTCGTTACGACCATACCCGCGTTTTGCTCCGATGAGCGCCGCATACAGCTTCGGCTTTTGGCGTTTCAGCTGGCGCGCGTCGTTTGCCAAGGTGTACGTTGTGACGAGTTTTGCTTTGCGGTTGAGGAACGCCTTGACCTGATATCTACCATAGCAAGCAGAATCCGCTGCACTGTTGTGTGCCCAGTAAGTTCCTGCACCGGAGTAACCCTCAGAATAGTATGCCGTAGAACCGGTCTGCAGCTGTTGGTTGTAGTGCTTTCCGGTTTTACCTCCAAAGTTTTTGTCCGCGTGGTACATGGACTCTTCACCGGCTTTTTTCCGGGCTTTTTCGTAGGCTGCGTCGGTGAGTAGCTCCGGTTTGTTTGTGGCCCAACCGATTTCAGCCATGTAACGCTGCACAAAACAGTCGCGCTGAGAGCCATCCGTTGCAATGGCCTGCTTTTCAACCGCCGCTACGGTATCCGCTGCATCCTGATCGCTCATCTGCATCAGAGCTGCTGGGTTGCCCTTGACCTGGGCCAGCAGCTGCTGTTCCCGGGTCTGTTTAGGCTTGGGCTTCGGCGGTGCTGGTGGTGCTACCGCCTGTACTACGGGTGCTGCCTGCGGCGCTACCTGCACTGCCGGTGCGACCGCTGCTGCGCCTCCGCCACCCATGCCGTGGCTGCCGCCCATGCTTCCGCCTCTGCCTCCCATGTGAATCCTCCCTTGGCCGTGAATTTCTCGGTCAAGGGTAACATGAAAAGCGGGGGCAAAACGTTATGATTTACTTTTTCTTGGGTTTCGCCTTGGTGGTTTTCTTCTTGCTGGCGGGCTTCTTTACGTACTTGCGATACTCGGGTGCCAGACGGGAGATGGGCCCGACCCAGTTGCCGTCGCCATCTGTCAGGCGGGTGCCGTCCGGGGCGAACATGTTCAGCCCGAAGTGGCGGGGGCCCTCGGAAACGGGCGGAGTGTCGCGTTGGATGAAGCCGCCGGTCGGGGTCTGCTTTTTTGTCGAAGATGCCATAGCGAAATACCTCCAGATTGATTTTACCATACTTCGATTTCCAGCTCAAGAACCTTCTTGCCGCTGAGATAGGTGCGGGATGGGCCGAGCCGGGTGCTGCGCACGCCGGTGATCTTGTGATGGGTACCAACTGCCAGAACGGCTTCGGACTGACTGGGCTGGATGAACGCCGCCCGGGCGCTCTTGGCGGTGTGATACCGGATCAGAATTTCGCGGTTGCCAGAGCGGATACCTCCCTGTCCATGTGTGCCTGTGCCCCGCCCGCCTGCCTGTGGCCAGAAGGGGTTGTTCCGGCTGTCATACGCCGTGGATTCGAGACTGGAATTCTGCCATGTGCTGCCTACCAGCAATTTGCGCAGCTGACTATCGCTCATGCTGCTGTAATTGCTGGGCAGGCCGCAGTGGCGCTCCAGAAAGTCCGGGTGGTCGGCACGGTACAGGGTGGTTTCCTGCCCGATGGGCTTGGCCAGCTTGTCCACCGCATCCAGCATCTGCTGCTGCCGCTTGGTCAGGGGTTGACCGGTAGCTGCAGCCCAGTTGGCGTTCTGGCTCAGGGCCTTGCCGTTGCTCTGCATGACCGGGTTGATGTAGTCGGTCACGCCTGCTGCCAGCGCCGGGTCGCGCATCATCTGCCGCTGCGCGGCGCTCTCCATCGCGGAGACCTGCTGCGGGGTCAGGTGGCCGAAGCCATTTGCGCCGGTGGGTGGGCCTGCCTGCTGGGGCGCTACCGGTGCTGCCGGTGCCGCCTGAATCGTGGGCATCGCCTGTGCGGCTGCTGCGGGCGCTCCTGCGCCGCCTCCCATGCCCTGGGAACCTCTCATGCTGCTGCCTCTGCCGCCCATCACTGCGCCTCCTCTCTGGCCCTTATGCGGGTCGCCATGTTGTGCGGGAATGCCTGCCACGGGATGCTGTGCTCCCGCAGCAGTGCCGCCATTGCAGGCGACGTTTTGCCGTAGACCAGAATCTCGGATGGCTCGGTCTGCCGGATCAGCTCTTTCAGCCCTCCCATCAGACCATCGGATGCGTCCTTGTGGACGAGGCAGCCCACCGTGCTCACTGCCACCGCGCCGCCTTTGCTGATGCCGTCGAAGCACCAGTGGAAGCTGTCCTCATCCGACCAGCTTGCTGCCGGAATGGCGCAGACCCCGTTGTGCTGCAGCCATGCGGTGAGCAGTTGGTTCCGGTAGTGGTTCCAGTGCTGGATGGGCGCGGGGAAGTCGGTGTAAAGCGAGAAGTCCGGGCCGAGCACCAGCGGGCATTTTGCCAGCGCATCGAGATACCGCTGCGGCTGCCTCCAGAAGCGCTCGAACTGGTAATCGTCGAGGAAGAAGTGCACGCCTGCGTTCTCCGGGTGCCTGCATGTCAGCAGCTCGTTGAAGCCGATCAGGTGATCAACCCCAAAGGGTAGCGGCAGGGCCTTGGTGACGGGGTTGCCCGCCGGGGTCAGCTCGAGGCCGTCCAGCAGAAACCAGTTCACCAGCTGGCCCGTCCTCATCCGCTCGTTAGAAAAACCCATGCTCCACCCTCCTGTGTGTTATCCAGAAGAGCATAGCATGGGTTTCTTAGTGAAAACGTTATGACTTGCGCACAGCCGCCGCTGCGGGCCTCCGTGGCGGGTTTTTGTGAATCGGGCGGGAACTTTACCGCCTGCGCTGCTGCGGCGCTCACGGCGGCGTTCTGCGGCTCATGCGCGTTGCAGCTCCTGCCACACCCAGACCCGCAGGGTCTCGGGGGAAATGCCGCCGCCGTAGAGCAGCGCTGCCTTGCGCCAGCTGACCTTGCCCGGACCCAGAAATACGATCTCGAAGGCCCGGCGGGTCAGCGGGTCCTCGATGGTGTTGATAAAGCCGCGACGCTCTGCGCGGGAAAGCCTGCGGAATGCTCGGGTGCTCACTTGTTGTCTCCCTTCTTCGCTGCCTGAATGTGGGTCTTTACCGCCTGCATCAGGCTGTTCTGGTCGGTGTCCTTGCGGTTTAGCGCCTTGACCACCATTTCGTCTGCACCGCCCTTGACGATCAGCCGGTGGACGATGACACTCTGGGTCTGGCCCTGCCGGTAGAGCCGTGCTTCGCCCTGGGCGTAAAGCTCCAGGCTCCACGGCAGGCTGTACCAGATCAGGTGATGCCCGCCCTGCTGCAGGTTCAGGCCGTAGGCGCAGCTGGCGGGCTGGGCCAGCAGAACGTCCAGCTCTCCCGTGTTCCATGCGGCTACGTCGTGCTCATTGTCCAGCACGGCGAATCTGAGGCCCCTGTGGTGTGCTTTCAGTGTTTCGGTGAGCTGCTCCTCGTCGAAGCGGAAACCGTAAAACACGAGGGCTTTCTGGCCGTCCAGAGCGTCGATCAGTTCATCAAAGGCATCCAGCTTGCACCGGTGGATCTGGTGCACCGTGCCGCTCTCGTCGTAGATGCTGCCGTTGCACAGCTGCAGGAGCTTGCCGGTCAGGGCTGCCGCCTGCTGGGCGGTGATGGTCTCGCCGTCCACGTCCAGCAGGTAGTCCTTCTCCAGCTTCTTGTAGGCCGCCTTGGCGGGCTTGTCCAGCACCACCGGGATATCGTCGATAATCTTCTCCGGAAGGGTCAGGTGGTCGGCGGCTTTGAAGCTCAGGACGATGTCCTTGATGCGGCTCTCCACCGCTTCGGCGGCCCCGTCCTTCGGCTCGTAGCTATACTCGGTGGGCCAGAAGTAGTCCTTGCGGTAGTGGGTGATGTACCGGCCCAGCCGCTCGCCCTGATCCAGCAGGTAGATTTGCGCCCAGAGGTCCAGCAGGCTGTTGGGCCGGGGCGTGCCGGTCAGCTCCACCACCTTGTGGATTCTGGGGCGCACGGCTTTCAGGGCTTTGAACCGCTGGGCGGCGTGGTTCTTGAAGCTGGATGCCTCGTCCAGAACCACCATGTCAAAATTCCAGCACCGGCCCAGCGTGTGTACCAGCCAGGGGAGGTTCTCGCGGTTGATGATGTAAATATCCGCTGGGGCTGCCAGAGCTGCCTTGCGCTGCTTCTCTGTGCCCAGCACGGTGGAAATGCGCAGGTGCTGCAGGTGCCCCCACTTGGCGGCTTCGTCCTGCCACGTCGCCTCTGCGACCTTCTTCGGGGCTACGATCAGCACCCGGCTGATCTCCAGTCGGTCGTAGATCAGCTGGTCGATGGCGGTCAGGGTGACCACCGTCTTGCCCAGACCCATTTCCATCCAGAGCGCCACGCCGGGCTTTTCCAGAATGGCATCGATGCCCGCCTGCTGATATGGGTGCGGGTGAAATTGCTGCATTGCTTTGACCTCCGTTTCTTTTAGGGCAGTGTGTCAGTCGGCATCGTCTTGCGCGGTCTGAATGAAGCTCCTGGTGCTCAGGAAGTCCACCAGGTGTCGGGCGTCCCCTGCGGTGCTGATTTCATAGCAGGGGAACCCGAAGCTCAGAATCTTCATCCTCCACCACTCCTGCAATCCCCCCGCCTTGACCTTTGCACCGGGGCGCTTGAGTTCCACAAAGGCAATGATGCCGCCGGGGAAGAGGATCATCCGGTCCGGCACACCCCTGTGTCCGGGGCAGGTCCATTTCAGGCACACCCCGCCCTCGTCCTCCACGGCCTTGCGCAGGATGTTCTCGATACTTTTCTCAAGTGGCTTATTTGTCGGCATTGTAGTTTCTCCTTTTGCTCATTTGTCCGTGCATACCTGTAACAAAACATACCGAAGCTCCTTATACCCCTACGCGTGTAAGCGTGTACGTGCGGGCGCTTTACGCGCACGTCTTATTTCTCTTCTTTTTTCTTCTTCTAGGGGAAAGATTGTATGTTGAGTTTGTTTTGACCGAAAAAGCCGCATAAACACTCACTTTTTCATGCATACAACTTTCAAAAAGCGTGTATGTCGGCTTTGTATGCACCGTATGCACGGTTTCTTGAATCCCTCGTGTTTACAAAAAATTCATGATTTTCTGTATGTTCGTGTATGCATTTTTGCCGACCTTGCCGCAGGTGCTTTGTATGCACGGCGGCGGGTTTCGGCGGGCTTTGTATGCACGTTTTTGGCAGGGTAATTACTCTGATTTTCTGCGCCAGATCCGCTGCACCCCGTAGGGTCCATGGCGCTGTGGATACTTCGCGGGCTGCCAGTTCGGGGTGCTGTTCAGCACAGCTGCAATGCGCTTGGACTGCATCCGGTCGGGGGCCTTTCCGGTGCTGTCGAGCGCCTCCCGCCAGATCTCGTTGACACAGATCGTGGTGCGCTGCTGGGTGGTGGTGCCCTCACCCGGACCGTTCTCCCACCATGCCACACGCTCGTCTACCGTGCGCTTCGCCCAGTCCAGCGGCACCGGTTTTTCCAGAAATTCGAGGATGTCACCGTCCCACGGGTCGCGTTCGGTGTGTGCCTGCTGCTCTGCCAGCGCGGCCTTTTGCAGCTCGTCCCGGAGGATCAGCTCCTCTCCGGCGTTGAACCGAGCCACCGCTTCGGCCCACAGCTGATCCACTTCTGCAGGGGTCAGATCATCGTGAACGACCCGTGTGCGGCGCTCAAAGCTGCAATCTATGGGCCAGTATCGGCGGTTTCCGGTGGCATCGCGGAGAAAATCGGAGCTGTTGGAGGTGCCGAAGAACACGCATCGGCGGGGGTATTGCACCGTTCTCCGGCCATAAGCGGCCCGGTATCTGTCCTCGGTCTGGCTCAGGAACTGCTTTGCCGCCTCGCTCTCGGAGCGGCTGAAGGCCGTCATTTCGCCCAGCTCGACGATCCACACGCCGCGCAGGTTTTCACGGGCATCCTTGCCGTCGAAGCTGGTGATGCTGTCGTTGAACCACTCCCGGCCCATCCGGCTGAGCAGCAGGCTCTTACCGATGCCCTGCCTGCCGCTGAGGATGCAGATCTGGTCGAACTTGCACCCCGGGCGGAAGCACCGGGCCACCGCAGCAACGAACATCTTCCGCGTCACCGCCCGGGTGTAGCTGCTGTCCTCTGCGCCTAAGTAGTCGATGAACAGCCTGTCCAGCCGTTCGGTGCCGTCCCAGACGAGACCCTGCAGGTACTCCCGCACCGGGTCTTTCGCGTGGTGGCCACCGGTCAGGGCTACTGCGTCTGCGGCCTTGTTGACCCCGCTGAAGTGGTAGACCGTCTCAAGGTACCACCGCACGCCTGCGTCGTCCTCGTCCGACCAGTCCCGCTCCTGTGTTTTATCGCTCCACGGGAAAGGCCCTTTGCACCGCAGCCGTTCCGAGAAGGTGTCGTTCCAGATGCGGCCCTTGAGCGCCGGGTCGTGCTCGAGGATGATCCACGCATTCTGGATGGTGCTGGCCAGTGCGCCCTTCTGGGTACGGTCGAGCTTTTCCTGCCACTTGTCCGGGTCGGTGTCCTCTTCTGGCAGCGGCTCGAAGCCCTCCATCGCGTGGTCTACCGCCTCCTGCCGCAGCAGGGCCGCCGTGGGGCCGTCGCTCTCGGCCAGCGCCCGCATCTGCTGCCAGCTGGGCAGGGAGGCGGTAGGTGTGCCAGGGGCGGCATCCGCGTCCAGATCGCCGAACTTGTGGATGCGCACCAGGTCCCATGCGTTCAGCAGCTTGCCGCCTGCGGGGTCGGTGCTGTGGTGACTATAAATAAAGGTATCGTTGTCGTAAAGCACCGCGCCTGCGGTGGTGCTGCCTGCGGCGTAGGTCAGGCGGCCTGCGCCTGCATCCACGTACACGCCGGGGAGAAACTTCTCAATCGCTGCGGGCACGTCGTAAGTCCGGCAGAAAGCGCCCACCACGCCCTGTTTGGCGGTGGGGTCGGCCTGCTTGCCGCCGGGCAGCTTGACCGTCTCAGCGGGGCAGGCGGGCCATTGGCGCACGTCGTGCCAGTCGGCGTAGAGCCACAGCAGGTCGTCCACGCTGATGCGGCTGCCGTCCTCGGTGGCCTCGCAGATCCACTGGCTGTCGGCGCTGCGGCTGGGCCAGTACATCAGACGCTCGTTTTCAAAGGTGGTACGGTCAAAGACCACCATTTCAGGATCCAGCATCTGCGCCAGCATCCGGGCGCAGGGCTGGTACTCTTCCGGCTGCATCATGCGATCTGTGGGAAAGATTGCCCGCAGGCGCGGGTGCTCCGGGTCGTGCTTCCGGGTGGAGTAGACCGCTGCCGTGCCCATGCCCCTGATGACCTGCACCCATTTGGCGGTGCTGCCGGGCTCGCAGTTGTCCATGTCCAGCGTGATCAGGCTGCGCCCGGTGCAGCAGCCGCGGCGGCGCAGGTCATTCCGTAAGGTGCCGCCCATGAAGCCGCCCACGTCCTTACGCCTGTCCCGCTCAGCCTTGGGCAGGGCCATGTACTCCGCGTGGGTCTCGGTGCCGCAGTTGCGTTTCATCCGGCCTTTCAGGGTGAGAATAAAATCCCCCCATGAAAGGGTTTGGCTTTCCCAGCTGGATGCCCACCGGCTGCCGCCTACGCTGATAGTAATCGGTGTAGCGCTCATTCTTCTCCCTCCTTCAGCGGGCCATACTTGTACCGCTTTGCGTTCCATTTGGCTTTTGCATCGATCTGCGTGCTGCCGCGCTCGCCGACCCTGCCGCAGCGGGTGCAGACCACCGACCAGCCGCCGTCGCTGGCGTACCTGCTGCACCTGCGGTAGCGGGTCAGCCCGACTTTGCCCTTCGGGCGTTTCTCTGCGTCGTAGGGCATCGCGCCGCAGGTGCAGGTGAACAGCGCCGAGGTGCTGGGTAGGGATTCTGTTTTCTTCATCGTCCTCAATCCTTTGTAAAGAAGTCACCGTGCCAGCCTGCGGCGTTCAGGGGAAGCCCCTCGGCCCAGGAGGGCACGATGCTCATAATGCGTACCACGTTGTCCAGCGCGGCTTCCGCGTCCTGCGTGGTAGGCAGCTCGATGATGACCTCGTCGTGGACGTGGAACACCACCTGGTACCCAGCCCGTCGGAGGTTATCCAGCGCGAAAGCCAGGCAATCCCGGCCCACAGCTTGGGTGAGGTTCTCGGTCAACTTGCCGCCGTAGGTCTCGGCTTCCCGCCAGCTGCCCGTGTCCCACTCCTTATAAGTAATGCGGTCATCCGGCGTGGTGCCGGGGTCGGCGTAGAAGAGCTTGCGCCCGCTGGGCAGCTGCATCGTCAGAAACGGGAAGGGAAAGCCCCAGGCCACCTCTTTGCGGAGCGTCACTCCTACTCGGGGGACCGTAGTCTTGCCGGTGCGGATGGTGTGCACCGCTGCGTCCTGCATCCTGCGCCAGAGCTTGCAGATGCAGGGGTTCTGCCTGCGCCAGCGGTTCACGATGTCCTGCAGGCCCTCGTCGTCCAGACCCAGCTGGTCGCCGCCCATGCGCTTCATAGCGCCCACACCGCCTTGGTAGCCCAGAGCCAGCGTTGCTACTTTGCCGCGCTGGCGGTATTTGTAGTTGGGGTTGCCCTTGACGATGCTGTCAAAGGGCACGCCGAAGATGCGGGCGGCTGTGGCTTCGTAGATCTTGCCGGTGGTGCGGAAAACGTCCAGCACCCACTCCTCACCGGCTAGCCATGCGATCAGCCGAGCTTCAATGGCTGAGAAATCTGCATCCACGAAAGTGCAGCCTTTGCCGGGCACCAGCGCCGTGCGGATGAGCTGGCTCAGCGTATCAGATACATTGTCGGTCAGCAGAGCTAACGCTTCGGGGTCGTGTAGCTTTACAATGCTGCGCCACTCAGCCTGATGGTCGAGGTAAGTTCGAGGCAGGTTCTGCACCTGAAGCAGCCGCCCGGCCCAGCGCCCTGTCCGGCTGGCCCCGTAGAATTGCAGGGTTCCACGCACCCGGTGGTCAGGGCCTGCGCTGGCTGCGATGGTCTCGTACTTGGTGTTGCTGGTCTTGCCCAGCTGCTGCCGGAGCTCCAGCACCCTGCGCACGTCGCTGGGCAGGTCGCCAGCCAGAGCCTTGCCCACATCCTCTTTGGTTAGGCCGGGAATCTCTACGCCCCGGTTGTGGAGCCAGCCCAGCAGCTGGGCTCTGCTGCCGGGGTTGGCCAGACTGGTCAGGGCTTTACACTCGGCGGTCTGCTCCTCCGTGATCAGCGCGGAGCAGGCGAGGGCCCCCTTTACCAGGGCCATATCTACGGCCACGCCCCGGGCGTTCATCTCCACGTCCTCCCGCCACTGCTGCATGATCTCCTCCGGCACCGGCCATGGGGCCAGCTTCCGGTCGTTGGCCCGCTCTGCGATCACGTCCATGCCGTTATACTTGCAGAACAGATGCCATTTGGCGGGGTCGTGCTGAGGCAAGTTGCGGGTGCGCCCGCCGTTGCGCTTTGTGGACTTGCAGGGCTTGCAGAAGTAGGTGATCAGCGCCTTGCCCTCTTTCATCTTGAGGGCATCCTCCGGCTGCTGCAGTACCTGACCCAGTGCACCCAGCTGGGCGGGCAGCCCGCAGTAGAGGGCGTGGATCATGCTGCACTCCCACTGCTGCAGCCAGAGCACCCGCTGTTCCCAGCTCAGCTCCATGTACTCAGACAGACACCACCACTCGAAGGCTGCGTTGTGCGCCCGCTTGGTGCAGCTGGCATCGAACAGCCACGGCATACTCACATAAAGGCAGCACCGTGGGTCAGGTTCCAACGTCAGGTCGAGCACTGTCGGTGCAGCTGAATCTTCTGCGCAATAACCGAACAGCAGCACCTGAAACTCTGGGTCCTGTGCGTACCGGAAAAGCCCGACTTTGCTGATGTCCTGTGGGGAATAGGTCTCGATATCCACCGTGATGATCTTCTTCACGGGTTCCTCCTTTCCTGATAAAAGACCGGAGGTCCTTTGCGGGGGCCTCCGGTGTACGGGTGTTTAGTCGAGGAAACTGTCATCGTCGTCGCTCAGGACCTCGAAGCCGTCCGTGGAGTTGCCGCCGGAGAGCCGCTCGCCGTCGCGGACCTTCTGGATGACCTCCAGCCCTGCGCCGATGCCCTTATTGCCGCTGGCGCTGTAGGAGAACAGGCCGATCTTGACCTTGGCGTAGCAGCCGCTGTACACCTCGTCCTGATCCAGTACATCGTTGCAGGCACGGTCGATGATCTTCGGACGGCGGCTCTCGCTGGCGTTGGCGTTCAGAAAGTAGCAGCCCTCGTAGTTCTCGTCGTCCTTTTCGGTGTCGCCGTCGCGCAGGGGCAGCTTCAGGTTCTTGGGCACTGAGCCGCCCCAGCGGGCCAGTGCCCTGGGGTCCTTTTTGACGGCCTCGATGGCGGCC